TACCCTTTTGATGAAAAAGGTAACACTCACGCCGGAGGATAAAAAGAAATTCGCGGCGGAGGCAAAGAAACTCTCCGCCCCGGACTTCATACAGGCGACAATGGAACTTGACGCAATAAAGGACCGTTTTACTGCCGAGGATTGGAAATTCATCTGCTCCCACCTCGGCCGCCGGGCGGAACGCTTACTGCGGAATGTAGCAAAAAATTTCAGTTTCGACGATTAGGAGGAAAAGGCGTTGAAAAGTATTCTATGCAAACTCGGTTTTCACAGCCCGGACAAATACGGGTATATGAAAGTAACCCGCCGTCATAAGAACGGCAAGAAATACCACAGGAACTATGTTGTGTGTAAGAGGTGCGGGAAAATGCTCTCGGCCTTTGCGAAAATCAAAACAGGAGGCACAGAAAATGGCTAAAAAGAGAAAATGCAGATACACCCCGGAGGAACTCGCCGTCCACGAACAGGCGGTCAAACTCCGCAAAATGACAGACGAACAACTCGTAATGGCGTTCAGAGCCTCCTCTGCCGCCTCTCCTGCCGTTTCGCAGGAGGAGGTAGAGAAAGACACGGACGGAGTTAAAAAACTGATTGAGGGGCTTTCTCGTGGCGAATGCAAGGGGGTCAAGGGCGCGACCGTCTACAAAATTCAGCAGTACGCAGAGGAAATGGGGCTGATTTAATGGACGCGAAACGACATCACCAATACACCCTGCATGGGTACAGGAACAAATACAACGGCCTCACATTCGAGGAAATTATCACGGCCTCCTGCCACCATTACATAGCAAGAGGAGTCGCCGTCATAATCAAGACCCCGGAGCCTATGCGCCCGATAAGGGACCTCGGCGGCGGTAAATTCGTCGCCGTATACGAGAAACACGCGCAGCCCGACTACAAAGGCGTGTTAATGGGCGGCCGAGGAATAATGTTCGAGGCGAAACACACGGAGAGCGACCGACTGTTACAGTCAGCCGTAACCGAGCCTCAAACAGTATCATTGAATTACCACGAAAAATTCGGCGCAGAGTGCTTTGTGTTGGTGTCGTTTGGTTTCAGAGAGTTTTTCAAGGTCCCGTGGGCGACCTTTAAGGCTATGAAAGAAATCTACGGCCGCAAATACATAAAGCCGGAGGATTTGGGAGAATTCAAAATCCGCTTTGACGGAGCGGTATTACACTTTTTAGGTTAGGAGGACACGCAAATGGGACTTATGAGAACGATACGGGCAATACAGGCCCGGAAACACCGAAAGGAAATCAAGGCGGCGATACAGAACTATAACGCCGCTGTCAGACTCTTGCAGGAGGCCGCAGAGGACCTCTTGCACATCGCAAATAGGAGCGGTATCAGCACCCCTCAATTTGTCGAGGCAATGGAGCAATACCGAGCCATAGCCGGGAAAGCGATAATTACCCCGGAAGATTTACAAAAAGGAGGAGGGACAGGCAATGCCAAAAGGTAAGGGTGAAGACATACAAACGATTATACAGGCGGCAGTCACGGCGGCGTTTGAGGTCGCAAATCAGAATATCGAGGAGAAACTGCGCGAGGCAGTCAAACTCGGAACGGAAATCGGAGCGGCCGTCGGCGCAGACGTTGGAGCGAAAGCGGCGGTAAAGGCGGTAGAACGCGAAAGGAAGAAATACCGGGAGCAGCTTTACGACCGCAGATACCAAAACACGAAACTCCTCCTCCGAAACTACCGACACCTCAACGAGCATTTCAAAAATGCCGTCTTTGACATAGAACAGGCGGAGGAATTCGACGAGAGTTTTATCGACATTATGGATATTATGACGGGCCACGGGTACACGGAGGAGATTTATGTGCAGAACATCAAAGAGTCCTCTGTCCGCACGAAGATTATTATGACCCACGTAAACCGTATGCTCGACATCTACGCTATTATGTGCGAGAGGAGCGACCGAGAGGACGACAAACGCCACTACCGCATATTGAGAGCGATGTATCTTGACGAGAAGCCCACGACAGCGCAGGACATCGCGGACCGGGAACACATCGACAAGAGGACCGTATACAGGGACATCGACGCAGCGGCGACCGACCTCACGATGTTATTCTTTGGGGTATGCGGGATAGACACAGCGACGACCCGTTCCGTGTCACAAAGTCGCCATTGAACTGTCAATTCAAAAATGTTATAATGTATGGTGTAAAATTCCGTTATGTGTTTTCCGGGGTTTTACTCTCTCCAATGAAAAGCCGGCCCCGCCGAAAGGTAGGGTCGGTTAATTTTTTGCGAGAGATTGCCCCGTTTCGGGACATTTCAGAAAGGAGGAGCGTACCTTTGGATATACGCATAATGAAAATCAGCGATTTAAGGCCGGCAGACTACAATCCGAGGCAGGATTTACAGCCGGGCGACCCGGAGTACGAAAAAATCGCAAATTCCTTGACGGAATTCGGGTATGTTGAGCCTGTCGTATGGAATGAACAGACGGGCAACGTCGTAGGCGGACACCAACGCCTCAAAATCCTCGCCGCAATGGGAAAGACGGAGATTGAGGTATCGGTAGTCAATATGAGCCTCCACGACGAGAAAATCCTCAACGTCGCGCTGAACAAAATCGGCGGCCGTTGGGACACAAGCAAGTTGACGGAAATACTGCAGGAACTCAAAGAGCAGGACGGTTTGGAAATAACCGGGTTTGAGGAATGGGAACTCGAAGCCCTCACAATGCAGTACGACCACATCAGCGACCTCTTGAATGAGGATTTTTCGGAGTTTGCCAATAAGGAGCAGAAAGACACCTTTACAATGACATTCTCGCTCCCGGCGGAGGCAAAGGAAGCGGTGCAGCAGTATGTTGAGAACACCGAGAACGCCAAAATGGAAATCGCCACCGCCATTATCAACAAGGTTAAGGGGGTGCTGTAAATGATTATCGAGCGTAAACGCATTGACGATATGGACCGTGCGCGATACAACCCGCGCGTGGAATTGCGCCCCGGCGATGATGAATACGAGAAGCTGCGCCACAGTATCAAGAAAAACGGTATGATACTCCCGGTCGTTTGGAACAGCAGGACCAACACGGTCGTCGGAGGACATCAGCGACTCACCGTTTTGGAGAACGAGGGCGAAGAATTCGTATATGTATCGGTCGTAGACCTCGACATCATCAGAGAGAAGCAGCTCAATATCGCCCTCAATAAGACGGGCGGTAATTGGGACGAGGCAAAACTCCTCGACCTCTTGCACGAACTCGGCGACGACGCGACGGAAACGGGCTTTGACCTCGCCGAAATCGAAGCAATGGAAAATGACATCGACAGCCTCGTAGACGGAGGCTTTTTGGAGGACGAATTATCCTCCATAGAAAAACTGTTCAACCTCTCCCTCACGTTCAACGCCGCAGACCGCGCGGACATAAACGCATATATCAAGGACTACGGCAAAGAGGAACTCGTAAAGGTTATCTTACAAAAAGTGAAAGGAGAGATTTAGAATGGGCTGTATTTGCGGAAGCCAAGTAATACTGTGTAACCTCCCGATAAGGTTTGACACCTACAAGGGGTGCAGCCACGCTTGCCGATACTGTTTTGCACAGAAAAAGCAGGACATCGCCAAAATCGGCAAAGGCGAAACAGCGGAGAGCCTACGCAGTTTCATCGAGGGCAAGAGAAACGACACCACGAATTGGTGCGATTGGGACATTCCTATCCATTGGGGCGGAATGAGCGACCCGTTTCAGCCTATCGAGAAAAAATACCGCGTTTCCTATGAGTGCTTGAAACTGTTGGCGGAAACGAAATACCCGTTTGTCGTCAGCACAAAAGGCCGCCTCGTAGGAGAGCCGGAATACATCGACCTACTCTCAAAGTGCAACTGCGTCGTACAAATCAGTATGGTATGCAGTAAATACGACCAACTCGAAAAGGGCTGTCCCACATACGAGGAACGCCTCGACATCGTGAGGAGGCTTGCACCGAGAGTACAGCGCGTCGTCGTAAGAATTCAGCCGTATATGGTGGAGGTATTCGACGACGTTATGAAAAACATACCGCGACTCGCAGAGGCAGGAGTATACGGAGTGGTAGTCGAGGGTATGAAATTCTTTAAGGCGAAACCGGGAATGGAGAAAATCGGCGGCGACTACTGTTACCCGCTCGATAGAATTCGCCGGGACTTTGAAGCACTCCGAGCGGAGGCTCACAGACACGGAATGAAATTCTATTCGGGAGAAAACAGACTCCGCGCTATGGGCGACGATATGTGTTGCTGTGGTATAGACGGACTCCCCGGCTTCAAGGGTAACGACTACAATTTGTGTATGCTGTTAAACGGCAAAAACCCACAGCCGACCGAGAATATGAAGACGGTCGGGACCGGCGGTTGTTTTAAGGCTCTCAATCAGAGCGCAGGAAGCAGCCGAAAACTCGCGCAGCAGTCATTCTACGGGCTTATGCAGGAGGAACTCGCAACGAAGACCGAATATCACAAAAAGGTGTTTGGAGTTGACAAGTAACCTCACGCCCGTACAGGAAATAAACGGACTGCTGATGAAGCGAGAGGACCTATACGCCCCATTCGGGCGAGGAGAGGTCAACGGCGGGAAATTGAGGCAATGTATGATGTTGGTGGATAGCGTTCTCGCGTCCCACGACGACGTGCGTTGCCTTTTCACTTATTGTAGCATACATTCACCCCAAGCACCGATAACGGCCGCCTCTGCCCGCTCTCACGGCTTGCCCTGCTACATTGTGTACGGAGGCGGAAAGCCGGAGAACATAAAAGCGTTGCCAATGCCGCGATTGGCGATGAAATACGGTGCGAATATCCTCATCGGCGCGAGGAGCGGACGACACAGCATATTGTATGCGAAGACGAAACCGCTTGCCGAGGAGAAGCGCGGATTTATAGTGCAATATGGCATTAACCTCAACGGCTACGGCGATGTTCTTCTGAACGCAGTATCGGCACAGGTCGAGAACATTCCCGACGAGATAGAAAACCTCGTTATGACTTGCGGAAGCGGAATAACCGCCTCCGGGGTGATGATAGGACTGCACCGATTTGGGAAAAAGGTCAAGAACGTCCACCTCGTAGCCACAGCCCCGGACCGCCGGGCGTTTATACACGAAACCCTGCAACAGTACGGAGCGGACCGTGATTTTCATTATCACAGTTTATTCCATACACCGGGATTTCAGTATGAGAAAGGCGCAAGGGCTATATGGGGGGGTCTTACGCTCCACCCGCATTACGAAGCCAAGACTATGCAATGGTTTATGCAGAGCGGGTTAAACCCCTCGGAAACTCTCTTTTGGATAGTCGGCGCAGAGCCAAATAAATCGTAAAGGAGAGGAGGAAAAATGCCAAATATTACCAATGGTAGCAAGCCGTGGGAAAGACAAAAAGGCGAAAGCGCACAGGCGTATGAGGCATTTTCCCTCTATCGAGATAAAGGGGTCGGTCGCACCGTTTCGGCGGTGGTAAATGAGTTGAAAAAGAGTAGAAGTCTACTCGACCGTTGGAAAGACCGTTGGAGTTGGGACGACCGAGTACGCCAATACGACACCGAAATCGAGCGTCAAGCCAAAAAGGAAGCCCAAAAGGGACTGCGGGATATGTATACCCGACAGACAAAAATCGCTATGGAGGTGCAGACGAAAGCCCTCCAAGCCCTGCAAAAGTTGGATATTGAGTCTATGTCCCCGAAAGACATCAAAGAGTATATCCGAATGGCAACCGACCTTGAACGCCTCAACCGTACATTGAGCGCAGGACCGCAGGAGGAGGCAAACAACGGCCCCGGCAGTCTTGCGGACACGATTATCTCTGCTTATGAGAAACGGAGAGGAGGCGACGGCAAATGAGTATGAGCGAGGAGGCTATCCTCTATTACGCAGAACACCCCGTACACTTTGTCGAGGACCTCATCGGAGTAACGCCGGACGAACAACAGGCGAAAATCCTGCAAAGCGTCGCCGATAACTCAATGACATCTGTTCGGTCGGGACACGGTATCGGAAAGAGCGCGGTAGAGGCGTGGACCGTTATATGGTTTATGGCTACCCGCCCGTTCCCCAAAATCGCTTGCACAGCACCGACGCAACATCAGTTATTCGATATTCTGTGGGCGGAGGTCAGCAAGTGGCTACGACACGCGCCCGCCCTTGAAAAAGAGTTTGTATGGACGAAAGAAAAGGTATACCTCAAAGGCTACCCGGAGGAATGGTTTGCAGTAGCGCGTACAGCGACAAAGCCGGACGCTCTGCAGGGCTTCCACGCGGACGACATTCTCTACATCATCGACGAGGCAAGCGGTGTAAAGGACAACATATTCGAGCCTGTACTCGGTGCGCTGTCAACGCCGGGGGCGCGACTGCTGATGTGCGGAAACCCGACGCAGCTTTCGGGCTTCTTTTACGAGAGCCATACAAAGAACAGGGCCTCATACAAGACGTTCCACGTAGACGGTCGAAAGAGCGGCCGTGTATCGCAGGAATTCATAGACACCATTATCCGAATGTACGGAGAAGACAGCGACGTTTTCCGCGTCCGTGTCGCCGGAGAATTCCCAAAGGCGGAGGCAGATGTATTTATACAACTTTCTCTCATCGAAAAGTCCATTATGACGGAGTTTTCTCCCCGAAAAACCCCGAATACTATCCGTATCGGGTGCGACGTTGCTCGTTTCGGCGATGATAAGACCGTAATCGGCGCGAAAATCGACGAAAAGGCGACCATAGAGAAAAAGCGGCAGGGACAGGACACTATGAAAACGGCGGACGACATCGTACTGCTGTACTACGACTTGCTCAAACAATACCCCGGCTACAAAGACACGGTAACGGTCTGCGTGGACGACGGAGGCGTGGGCGGCGGCGTGGTTGACCGATTGAAGCAAATGCAGAGGAACAACCCGGAGCGACTTGCTCAAATGAACATTGTCCCTATCAAATTCGGTCAGCGCATAAAGCACAAACACTACCACGACTCCACTACTTTTATGATGGCGACCGTCAAGGCGTTGCTATCACCCCACGACGACGACGGGAACGAAAAGCCCGTCGAACTGATTTTACCAAACGACGACGACCTCGTCGCGCAGCTTTCGGGCAGAAAATACGGACTGACCGAGAATGCGAAAATCAAGGTCGAAAGCAAGGACGATATGAAAAAGCGCGGTTTGCCCTCGCCCGACGAGGCTGACTGCATTTTGCTTTTATGCGTACCTATCAGAGAGCCAAAGAAGAAAGGAGCGAAAGCCTAATGAAAAGACTATTATCGCTGTTGCTGATAATTGCCCTGCTCTTTACACTCGCCGGGTGCGGAGCGGGAGAAACGACCGAGGCGGACACCTCGCCTCCCACACAGGAAAGCACCGAGCCAACCGAGGAGCGCGTCGCATACGATAACCTTTACATCGACATCGGAGTGAACGAAGACGGCTATTACGGGCTTATGGGACCGGCAGAACTCACATATTACGACGGAGAGTTGATGAGCGTCTATGTTGACGACCCGGCTCTCCTTTATTTTACCGTTTCCTCCTTTTGGGGCGGAGGCGTATACCTTGTCGATATGCCCGACGGCGACACCATTATCGACAAACTCTCGGCAGTTGCCGAACAATTAAAAGCGACCGGGCAGACCGAACTCGCCGCAAAGATTGACGCTATTATCGAAATCTTTGTGCAGTCGGGACCGATAACGGGCGCAAGCACATAAGGAGGGCTACCAATGGCAAAGCAGAAACAGGCTTACCGGGCGACCATAATCAAGGCGACCGCGCAGCCTCCACAGCCCGTCAAGAAGTCGGACAAGAGCGAACAAATCGACGCGAGAGAAGAACTCGCCTCGGCGGAATGGCTCACCCCGCCTCTTGATATGCAGGGCCTCAAAGACCTTGTTACCCACTCATCTATCCTACCTCAATGCGTCCGCGCTTATAAGAACAATATCGCGGGCTTTGGTATCGGTATCAGATACAAGGAAGACATCGAGGAAACCCCGGAAATGGCGGCGGAATTCACCCGCGCGGAGGAAATCATCGAACTGCTTACCTACGAGCAGGACACCAAAGAGGTATTCGAGGACATCGTAGAAGCGCGAGAAACCTACGGCATTTCCTATCTCGAAGTTATCCGCAATATCGGCGGAGAGGTTGTGCAGATTGAGTTTATCAAGGACACCCCGACGGTCGAAAAGACGCGCCTGTTAGAGCCGTACATCGACACGTCATTCTTCTACAAGGGCGCAGAACAGACCCGAAAGCGCAAATTCAGAAAGTATCGTCAGAACATCGCCGGACAAATGGTGTATTTCAAGGAATTCGGCGACCCCCGCATTATGGATAAGCGAAACGGCGAATACGCCGGAGAGGGCGACACTATCGACCTCGATAATCAAGCAAACGAGATTTTGGAGTTTGCTATCGGCACGACACCGTATGGCGAAGTCCGTTGGTGCGGTCAGATACTCGGCGTAGACGGCAGCCGCAGAGCGGAGAGCCTCAACAATAACTATTTCAGAAACGGCAGACATACGCCGCTGATGATTATGGTTAAAGGCGGAACGCTCACCGAGGACTCGTTTACGAAACTCACGGAGTATATGAACGGCATTAAGGGAGAAGCCGGGCAACACGCATTTATCGTGTTGGAAACCGAGGCGGCCGACAACGCCGCAGCCTTTGAGGGAGAGAAACAGGCCGACATCGAGATAAAGGACCTTGCCTCTATCCTCCAAAAAGACGAACTATTCCAAGAATACCTCGACAATAACCGCCGCAGGGTGCAGTCTTCTTTCCAGTTGCCCGACCTTTATGTTGGTTATACGACCGACTTTAACCGAGCAACGGCGCAGACGGCGCAGGAAGTAACCGAGAAGCAAGTATTTCAGCCGGAGAGAAAGAGCCTTGCGTGGGCGATTAACAACCGTCTGCTCAACGGCTACAACTTCAAGTATGTTGAGGCTTATTTCAAAGAGCCGGACATCAGCAACCCGGACGACGTTGCGAAGATACTGAACATCGTCGAGAGGGCCGGTGGACTTACGCCGAATAAGGCGAAAGAGGTCGGCTACACGACCCTCGGCGACAACTACGAGCCGTTTGAGGGCGAATGGGCGGACGTTCCTCTCGCATACGCCAAAATGACGCAGACCCCGGCTATCCCCGACCTTACGGCGCAGCTTGAAAAGCAGATTGCAAAGGCGGCCGGAGCGCAGGACGACGCTGTGGTGGCTGTGATGAAAGAGGTACGCTCCCTGCTCTTGAAAATGAGCAAGGGAGGCGAATGATATGCACGACTGCAAAAGACTACTCGACGCTATTGAGCGTTACATAGCAAAAGCGGACGACGACCTCGAAGAAATCCTCGCCGAGGAGGGCTTTGCCGAGCCGGGGCTGACCGTGGCTCGTATGTCCCAAATCGAGGAGGCAGTCGCAGAGGCGTTAGAGCAGGAAACGGAACTGTTTATCACCTCCGCCGAAACCGCAATCGACGTACAGGAGTTTGCGGACCGTATATGGCCCGGAGTGCAGCTTGACGACGACCTCGCCGAGAAACTGACGACCATATTCACGGAGCAACTCAACGAATTCTTACCGCAGCTTATAGAGCCGTACCTCCAACAGACGGACAAAGAACTCACGCTCACCTCTGTATCGAAGAAAACGACTGCGTGGGTCAGCGAATGGAGCGAGGAACTCGGCTCTATGATGAAACTCACCTCCCATACGGAGATTAAGAATATCCTCACCAAAAACCTCAAAGACGGGAACGGCATACAGGACTTTATCTCGGACATTCAGAACAGCGGCATACGCGAGGAGCGATACCGCGCCCGCCGCGCAGCCGTTACAGAGAGCCTCCGCGCGCACAGCGTAGCGCAGGAGGAGTCCATACAGCAGTCCCCGGCCGTAGAGGATAAGGAATGGGTACACACCGGGTCATTCAGAAACGACCCCCGCCCAAATCATCAAGCGATGAGCGGGCAAATCGTACCCAAAAACGAGCCTTTTGTACTCACCGGGGCCGACGGTAGCACCTACTACCCGCAATACCCCCGCGACCCTATTTTACCCGCGTCAGAGAGCGTCAACTGCCATTGCATACACCGTGGAATAGCGTCCGAGAAGATACTCGGTCTATCTATCGAGGAACGGAGGCGACTGCAGGCGGAGGCGATAGCCGAAATGGACGCAGCGTGGGAGGCGGAACTCAACGCCAAAAACAAGGCGAAAGCCGGGATTGAATAAATCCCCTTAATACCCGGAAAAGCGGAGCGGCGACGCTCCTCTTTTTATGCTGTCCTACGGGACGGCTTATAACCTTAACACGCACTTGAAAGGAGGTGAAAAAGATGAAGAACGTGCAAAAGGCAATCGCAATTACCGACGCGAGAATATCGTTTGTGTCCCTTGTGGATAAAGCGGCAAACAAGCGTGAATTCCTTATCACGAAGCAGGAAGACGGCAAGGCGCAATTCTCCACTTTCGGCAGGATTGTTAAGACCGACGTTGACTCCCACTTTGTTACGGGTATTGTATACGAGCCAATGACCGAGGACGCACACGGCAATTTTATGACCGAGGCAGAAATCACCAAAGCAGCCTATTGGTTTGCCAAGAACGGCAACGGTGTAGACCTCCAACACAACTTTGAAACGCTCGAAAAGGCGGCTGTTGTGGAGAGTTGGGTCTGCAAGGCTGATTTTGAATGCAACGGCGAAACCGTGAAAAAGGGTACTTGGCTTATGACAGTCGAAGTTACCGACGACGAGGTTTGGGACGCTGTTCAGAAAGGCGAAATCACAGGCTTTTCTATGGGCGGCGTAGGAATATACGATACGGAGGACACGGATTTGGATAACGTCGAAAAGACCGCTACACCCACACCCGCAGCCACAGCCGACGCACAGGCTTCCGAACATAAGGGCATTTTCAAGAAACTTGCCGCGCTGTTCGGGCTTGATGTAGTCGAAAAGGGCGCGATGAAAGACGAATACGAAGCAAGAGCAAAGGCCTCGAACTTCTGGAACGCCTTTTATACCCTTGAAGACTTGCTGTACCGCTATGACTACTCGCAGGACCGTTGGACCTTTGAAAGCGACGAGGCCACTATCAGAGAGGCTCTCACCGAATTCAATACCATTATCAGCGAAATCCTCGCAGGGTCGGGTATTGCAAAATCCCTTGCCGTCGTAAAGGCCGGCAAAACATTGAGCGCGAAGAACAAGGAAACGCTCACAAGTATTTACACCAACCTCGGCGATTTTCTTGCCGGGGTAGAAACTGAACAGGAGGAAACCGAAATGACCAAGTCTGAAATCGAAAAGATTGTAGCCGACGCGGTCGCAAAGGCTACCGCCCCTGCTCCCGCAGCAGAGGGAACACCCGCGACCGAAACTCCTGCTACCGAAACTCCCGCCGCTTCTACGGAAATCACCGCAGAGGCAGTTGAGAAAATGGTGGCAGACGCAGTCGCAAAGGCTCTCGCTCCCGCTACCGAGGAGAAGCCCCTCACCGCTGATGAGGTGAACGACATCGTAGAAAAGGCCGTTCAGAAAGCCGTTGCGCCCATTCTGAAAGCCCGCGCTCTCCCTACCGCTATCGGTGAGGGCGACGCAGACCCCGTTGAAAAAGGCGAAGCACACTACCTCGCCGGAATTCTTTAATCAATAACAAACAGGAGGAAATAACAATGCCTAACAACAGACAGATTGTGAAAGACACCCTCACTACTGCGGGTGTAACAAGCGGTTTGCTCAATCCCGAGCAGTCCCGCCGCTTTATTCAGCAGACCTTTGAGGCCACCCCTTTGCAGGGTCTCATTCGCCACGAAATGCGTAGAGCAAAGACCGGCGAAATCGACAAAATCGGTATCGCTTCTCGTATTCTTCGCAAGAAGACCGAGAACGTAGACGACGGTTACCGCGCAAAGCCCAACTTTGCGTCCGTTCCCTACGCTTGCACTCCCGTGAGATTGCCTTGGGAAATCACCGAGGAAACTCTCCGCGAGAACATCGAGGGACAGAGCCTCGAAGCAACTATCACCAACCTTATGACTACGCAGGTCGGCGTAGACACCGAGGACCTTTACCTCAACGGTGATACCGCTACCGGCGCGGAAGACCCCGACCACGATTTCCTTTCCGTCAACGACGGTTGGATTAAGCAGATTAAGAACGGCGGCCACGTGTTCGACGCTTCCGGCGTGAACGGCGGCGCAATGGCTCTCGACACGTTCTACGGTCTGCTCAAGGCCATTCCCAACAAGTACAACAACGGCAAGCTGCGTTGGCTTATGTCCCCCCGCAGAGCGCAGGAGTGGGAACTGTTCTTGATGAACAAAGTTATCGAGGCCGGCGGTGCTGTGCCGGAGGGCGTTTACAACTCTCCCGCACGTATTCCTACTGTCGAAGTGCCTAATATGCCCGACGACTGTATCATCTGCACTGACCCCAAAAACCTCATCGCTGTCAACTCCTACAACGTGGTTATCAGAAAGACCACCGAGGGCGAAAAGGCGATTATGCTCGACAAGCGTTTCTACGTCGTTCATTTCGACTTTGACGCTATCATCGAGGAACTCGACGCAACCGGCATTATTACCGGCTTGAAGTAATCAAAGGAGGGCTAACAGATGTATAAGGTGAAGTTGATTAAGGGCCTTTCGTACACAGGCGCAGTCCACGCCACGAAAGAAGACCCCTATGTGGACGTAGAGGACAAGGAAACCGCAGACGCAGTTGTGGCTACGGGTTACTTTGAACTCGTTGAGGAAACCGCCGACGACAACAACGACGGCGGCAAGAGTGACGAGAGCGGCGCGACGGACTACAACAAAATGACCGTCCCGCAGCTTGAAGCGTATGCGGCTGAAAAGGGTATCGACTTGGCAGGAGCAAGCCGCAAGGCTGAAATCATCGCCAAGATTGCGGCCGCCGAAACCGCCGACGACAACAACGACGGCGAGAACGACGGAGCAGCCGACTACGGCGAGGACGACTAACCTATGGTGAAAAGACCGTGGGTACAGCCCTCGGAGGTGAAAACCTACACCGAATACCCCTCTGTGAAGTCCCGCGACGACGCAAAGGTCGCCGTGGATATTTCGAGAGCGGAGCAATACATCATTGCGTTTACCAATAACGATTTTAGCGAATGCGAGGAAATCCCGGCGGGAGTAAAAACCGCCGTTATCCTCGTAGCGGAGGCCTACGGGTACAACGCTTGCCTCGCCGCGCGGGAAATGAAATCGGAGCAATTCGACGACTATTCCTACACAGCGGCAGACGCAGAGCCTATCGACATCGGTACGCTTGATATTGCCTCGCTCCTTGAAGAATTCGCCGTGAAGAAAGCCCGGAACGGCGTTACTTTGCGTATGAGAAAACTGTGAGGAGGTGCAAGTATGAGCATTGAGGCATTTTTCGACCACTCTTGCGACATTTATCATTTGATAAAGTCAGAAGACAGCCCCGGTTACAACTTGCCCTCCTCTCCCTCCCACAAATACCCCCCACAGGCGGACGAGAATGGCGTTTCCTGCCATTTTACGGTCCGGGTAGGCAACAATACCTCCCTCGTCCAAAACGAGCCACAGAACGAATTATCGGCGCGTATCAAGTTAAACTTACCCGTTGGGACAGACATCAGACTGAATGACAAAGTTGTGGATTGCGAAAATGGACTTGCGTATACGGCCGTTACACCGCCCCGGAACATACGGGGCCACCATTTAATCGTGTGGGTTGAGAGGACAAGGGAGCAGAAACCCCTATGAAGTATGTAAACATCGACACCTCGGACGCAGGGCGTTTCTTTGACGCTCTCGAAGCGGCCGCGAGAGGCGGCTTTCGTAAAGAGTTGGAGTTGTTTTTGGAGGGACTCGGAGTAGAATTTCTACGCATAGTCGAGGACGAAATCATACGCCGGGAGGTGCTTGATACCCGCCTCCTGCTTGCGTCCTTTCACAAAGGGGACGACAACAACGTATGGGACATCACAGACGGCGGACTCACGCTCGAAGTCGGCAGCACACTCAAATACGCAGGATATGTCAACGACGGACATTGGACCAACCCGAAAGGCGTTGAGAGGCGGTTTGTACCCGGTTATTGGGAGGGCGACCGCTTTATTTATGACCCGGAGGCAGAGGGCGGAATGGTGCTGAAACAAAAATGGGTAGACGGAAAGCCCTATTGGGACTCCGCGCTACGCATACTCGACAAGATGTTGCCCGAATTCCTCGACGCAAAATTGCAGGAGTGGCTCGACAACTACTTTTAGCAAGACGGAGGTGCGACTATGCTTGAACAAGAGATTGCAAGCATTATCAAATTCACCCTCGACACGGCCGGCAACCCCGCGCCGTACTATTCGGAGGTGAAAGAGGATTTTGTCGTTCCGTCGTGTTATTTTCCGTCCCCGGAGATAGACACCGACGGCGAAACATTCTCTACCTACCGTTTGCGGTACAGTTGGCGTATCAAGTTTTTCCACAATACAACGGAGGGCGCATACGCTATGGCGCAGCGCGCCCTCCTTGCGTTAAAGGGCGCGAGAAACCGTGTACCGCTCATCGGTACAGACGGCAAACCGACAGGAGAAGTCCTGCGGTTGCTTGACCCGGCCATTAAAAAGGTCGATAGCGGGGCCTATCAACTCGTCGTTGAATGGGACAGCCGTAGACCGTACAATGACCCGGAATATCTGCTTATGCAGACTTACGAAATCGAGGGTTGGAGCAACCCGGACATTTACCTCGAAAGGAAATTCACGGCGGAGGTGCTTTCACAGGTGCGCTCTTATGTGAATAACTACCCGACCGAGGAACGCGCCGGGACATATCCGCCCAAATAACAAGGAGGCTCATTATGGCTAAACAGGAAAAGGTCGAAGCTGCCGAGGCAGTACAGACCGCACCCAAGTTTTCCGTAGAGAAACTCCGCGAGAACTGTATGACGCTGTTCGGCGTTACTACAAGCACCTTTGACGGAGTGACTCACGGAGTCAGCGGCGAATTCACCGTTGACGAAATGAAAAAGACCATTGAAAAATGGCAAAACACCAAAATCAAAAAGGAGGCTAACTAACTATGGCAGGTGGCAGATTTGACAAACTTGCAGGAAAGGTACGCCCCGGTACTTACATCAACTTTGAGAGTACCAAGGTCGCTACTGTCGGCGTTGGCGAAAGAGGAATTGTCGTAATTCCTTTTGTCGGCCACGCTTACGGCCCTGCAAAGGAATTCATCACCATTACCAATGCTGCGCCGGACGCTGAAAGAGCGAAACTCGGTTACAGCATTTACGACGACAACGACAATATGTTGCTCGTCCGCGAGGCTATGAAGAACGCCGCAAGCGTGATTATTTACATCACCGCAAGCGGCACAAAAGCAAAGGGCGAGGGCGGCGGCCTCTCCGCAGAGGCAGTATACGGCGGTGTACGCGGTAACTCCCTCGCTTACGCTGTTGTAGCAAACCCTGTTGGCGGTTTTGACGTTACCGTAACGCTCGACGGCGCGACCGTCAGCACCTACGAGGCAGTTAAGACGGCCGCAGAGGTTGCTGCTATGAACGACCCCTATATCAAGTTTACCGCAAAGGGCGACCTCGCCGCTATTGCGGGCGTGGCTCTCGCCGGAGCAGTCGCTACCGAGAGTCAGAACGCAGACGTTTCCGATTTCCTTGACGCTGTTGAGGGTGTTAAGTTTAACGCTCTTTGCTTCCCCGTTGAGGAGGAGGCTCTCAAAGCTGCGTTCAAGAGCAAAATCAAGTATCTGCGCGAGAACATCGGCAAGGGTGTTGTTGGCGTAGCCGCAGACCTTGACGCTGATTACGAGGGTATCATCAATGTTACCAACTCCGTAATCGTAGACGGCAAGGAACTCACCAACGCACAGGCAACCGCGTGGGTAGCCGGAGCGTCCGCCGGAGCGTCCTATGTAGAGTCCAACACCTACAAGGCATACGACGGCGCAACAGGCATTGTGGGCGTAAAGACCCACGAACAGGCAGTCGCCGCTATCAAAAACGGCGAATTCTTCTTCTCTCTTTCCGAGGAGGGCAAGGTCGTTGTCGAGTACGACATCAACAGTCTTATTACTGTTCCTGTTGGCAAGGACGACTCCTACAAGAAGAACAGAGTTATCCGCGTTTTCGACACTTATGCGGAGAGCATTCACCTCAATTTCCCTCCCAACAAGTATCCTAACAGCCCTACGGGTTGGGATATTATGGAGGGCGTGGGTCGCTCTATCCACAAGATGTTCGACGACGCAGGAGCAATCAAGAATGTTGACTACGATAAAGACTTTAAGGTGGACCGTGGCTCTTCCGAGGGCGACAAGACCTATTTCAACGTAGGCCTTGAAGCGGTAGACTCCGCCGAAAAGTTGTACTTCACCGTAGCAACGAGATAAGGAGGTATAAGCGATGAAATACAATAAGAGTCCCATTTCTTTGCGTGAGGGCAAAATGTTCATCGACGGCGTAGAGGTTATGGACGGTATCAAGGCAAACATCAAGTTTACCCCCGATGTTTGGACCGGCAAGCAGCTCGGCGAAAAGACTCCGAGTAGCCGTTACCTCGGCTACGCCATTACGGGTAGCATTACCCGCCGTCGCTCCACTACTTGGCTGAAAGACGCAATCGCCAAGTACAGAGCCACAGGAGAAACCCCTGAATTTACCATTCAGGGCGTTATGGACGACACCGCCTCCGACTACTACAAGGCGCACGGCTCGGACACTTGCACTTGCGTAGGCTGTGTCCTTACGGGCGACCTCAACCTCATCGACCTCGACAGCGGCGGTGAGGTTGTTGACGATGTTATCAACTTCAACGCGAAAGACATCGTTTAATCAACGGCCCCTCTGTTGAAAAGCGGAGGGGCTATTTCATTATTTTTTGAAAAGGAGTTATCACAATGTCTAAAAAAGATTTGAAATATTTTATGCGCGAACAGAAAGAGGAGGTTATCACCGTTCCCGGCCCGGAGTCCTTTAAGGACGAAGACGGCAAGGTGATTGATTTTGAGGTCAAGGTCCTCAACGGCGCGACCGTAAACAAAATCAACGACGCTTACCGCAAGCGCAGTATCGCCACCGACAAAAAGGGCAACCCCCTCATCTACAACGGAGAGGTCGTTTGGAAGACCGAAAAGGACAGCGCGAGAGCCACCCGCCACATCATCGCCGAGGCTTTGGTTTACCCCAACCTCAAAGACGAGAAGCTGATGGAATACTACGGCTGCCACGACATCACCGAAATGCCCGACAAGGTATTCCCCAAGTCTGACGAATTCGCTCACGTTTCTCGCATTGTGTTCGCCGCACTCGGTATCGGTACATTCCCCGGAGAGGGCGAGGACGGCGACGAGAACGGCGTTGACTCCGAAATCGAAGACGCAAAAAACTAATCTCCTGCAAGGGTACGGAGGCTTTTTGGGCGCATTTGTTGTGGCAAAGACACAACCTCCGCCCGGAGGAATTCGAGGCTATGCCGTGGCATAAAAAAGCCTTTTTCATAGCCTCGGAACTCAAAGAGTCCGAAGACCCCTGCAGGAAGTATTAAGAAAGGAGGCGGACAAGAGTGGCTAATCTTACCGCGAAATTTAGGCTCATTGATGAAATGAGTGCGAAACTCGATAATATCGCACAGAGCGGTCGAAATGCCCTGTCCCAATGGGAACGAGCGGGCAGCGCAATAGATACCGCTTTTGGCGATGCCGTCGGTAACACGGTCCAAGTGGCTCATAGTATCGACGACACCTCCGACTCCATTGAGGGATTTACCTCTGCAAGCGAGAGGGCCGCGTCCGCTGTTGACGAATTTTCCTCCGCGAACAAGGAAACCGAGGAGGCACTCGAAAGCGTCGTCGCAGACGCAGACAAGGCCTCCGATAAGGTTGAGGAATTCGGTGAGGAAAGCGAGGAAGCCGGCCGCAAGTCAAAGAAATTTGGCGAGGAGTCGGAAGACGCGCTACGCTCTATCGAGGACCTACTCGTCAGCGCGGGCATTGTAAAGGGCTTGGAGGCTATCGGAGAGGCTTTTGTGGACTGCGTTAAGGACGCTATCGAATTCGAGAGCGCAATAACGGGTGTTTACAAGACGGTCGACGGAACGCCGGAGCAGCTTGCCGCTATCGCTGACGAGGTAAAGGACCTATCTCTGCACATTCCCTCGACCACGACAGAAATCGCCGCAGTAGCAGAGGCGGCAGGACAGTTGGGTATCGCCACGGAGGACGTTATGGCGTTTACGGAGGTTATGATTAACCTCGGAGAAGCGACCAACCTATCGTCTGATGAGGCGGCCTCGTCCCTTGCGAAATTCGCCAACATTACGAAGATGAACGCGGCACACTACGAGAATTTAGGCTCGACGGTCGTTGCGTTGGGTAACAACTTTGCGACCACGGAGGCGGACATCGTTGCTATGTCAACGAGAATGGCCTCCGCAGGCTCTCTCGCCGGACTTACAGAGCCGGAAATCCTCGCTCTTGCGGCCGCAGTATCTTCCGTTGGTATCGAAGCGGACGCGGGCGGCTCGTCTATGTCCACGCTGTTATCGAAAATGCAGCTTGCGGTCGAAACAGGAAGCGACGAACTCGAACAGTTTGCGTCTGTGGCAAATATGACCTCCGAGGAGTTTAAGAGGCAATGGGGCGAAAGCGCGGTAGACGCTCTTTATGCCTTTATCGCCGGGCTGAACGACACGGAGAGAAACGGCGCGTCTGCAACTGCAATACTCGACGAAATGGGTATCACGGAAATCAGACTTTCTAACGCCGTAAAAGCCCTTGCAAGCAATCACGAGGGACTCGCAGGAGCAGTTGACCTCGCCAACAGAGCGTGGGAACAGAACACCGCCCTCGCAACCGAGGCAAACACCCGTTATTCCACCCTCGAAAGCAAACTCGCTATGACCGAGAACGCGCAGAACAACCTCTCTATTGCAATAGGCGATGTGTTCGCGCCTACGGTAGGAGCGGCCGCTGATGTTTGGGCGGGCTTCTTGAACGGCGTAACCGGGTTTGTCAAGGAACACCCCGGCGTAGTAAAGGCTTTAACGGTCATTACTGCAGGAATTGCCACCTACACGGCGGGCGTAACTGCATACATAGCGGTTAAGAAAATCGCCACAATCGTTCAAAAGAACTTTAACGCGGCGGCACTTGCCAATCCCTATGTACTCCTCGCCGCCGGAATTGCGGCAGTTGTAACAGCCGTTGTGCTTTTCACCGACTCTATGAATGAGGCGGAGAAAGAAATGGCAAGCCTCACGGCCACATCGAGGAAACAGGCAAAAGAACTCGAAGACCTCGAAAAGCGATACGAGGAAACCGCAGAAACCTATGGCGAAAACTCCTACGAGGCTTGGGTATTGCGTCAAGAGGTGGACGAACTGTCCGCAGCTTACGAGAATAACAAGCAGACGGCAGAGGAATATGCGGAGCAAGTCAATTCCGTTATCGAGGCCTTGCGGACGCAGCGGGAGGAATACGAAAACACCTCCACCAAATTCGACGACGAAAACGAAAGCACCGCCGCCCTTATTGCAAAATTGCAGGAGTTGGGTAGCGAGTCCGAGTTGGCGGCTCGAAATCAAGCGTTGATTATCCCTATAATTAACGAACTGAACAGCCGTTACGAGGGTCTCGGCCTTACCTTTGACTCGCTTACGGGCAAATTCAATATGACCGCCGACCAAATGCAGGAAATCGCCAAGAACGAAATCGACGTTAAGAAGCGCGAGGAGGATTGGAAGCGATATGTTCAGACTATCGAGAATATCCCCGGCGCATACGCGGAACTTTCAAAAGCGGAAACCGAACTCGCAAACCGCAAAGCGGAGTATGACCGTCTTTACGAAATCAGCGACAACTATGTTCTCGACCATTGGTGGCAGATGTTGTTGGGTTACACAGAGGGCCTTAACAAGGCCTCTCGCGCTACATTCGACGCAAAAACTGCTATGGAGGAGCAGCAAGGCGTAGTAGACTCTCTCCGAGCAGAATACGACGCTCTTATTCAGACGCAGAAAGACCTCGAAACCCAATATGGCTATGTAGAGGACGCTGTCAACAGCAACGGAAACGCCTTTATCACCTACGAGGACGCGGTCAGCAGCGCACTCTCCTCCGTTCAGACACGGGTGGAGGAACTTTGCACCGCCTACGATGAAGCATACCAAGCCGCCCGCGAGAGTATCGACGGGCAAATCGGCCTTTTTGATGAAATCGTTTTGGAGGTTGAGCAATCGACTGAGGAAATGATTGGTGCGTGGGAGAGCCAAATTAACTATTTGACCTCTTATGCGGAAAACCTCAAAAAAGCAATGGATTTCGGACTCGACGAGTCGCTCGTAGAGGAACTTTCCGACGGCAGTCAAGAGAGCGCGGCGCAGCTTGATACCATTATCAGCAAGGTAGAGGAACTCGGCGGCACGACCGACGAGGCAAAGAAATTTGTGGACGACTTCAACAAGAAATTCCAAGAGGTCGAAACCGCAAAGGACAATTTCGCCGGGACCGTAGCCGACATAGAAACGGACTTTACCGAAACTATGGAGGCCCTCGAAACCGAAATTATGAACGGTATTGACGCGCTGAAAATGCCGGAGGACGCAGCGGCAGCTGCAAAGGCGACGATGAGTGCGTATGTGCAGGAAATCATCGCCGGAGGCAATGAGGCTGTTGCGGCAGCGGCAAGCGCGGCGGCAAGGGTCAAGGCGGCTCTTGAAACAGGATATGCAACAACCGCGCCCACAGGCGGCGGTTGGGACTCTTACCAAGACGCAGCGGACGCAGGATATTCCAATATCCGCACCCGGAGCGAATTTGCGAGAGGAAACAACTCCGACAAGGCCACCTACGGCACTTACGGCGCATACCTCGACGCGATGTATCAGAAGTATGTCGGCGGCGGTTATGCAAGCGGTACGGACTACGCGGCAGAGGGTTGGAAACTCGTCGGCGAACACGGTCCCGAAATCGTCGAATTCGACGGAGGCGAAACCGTATACCCGGCAGATGAAACCTCTCGTATTCTCGCCCGCATTTCTGACGCTCAATTCCGCACATCGGAAGCAACGGCAGCCACCGTCAAGGAGGAGCGCACCGACGAAAAGAGCGATAGCAAGACTATCCGCCTCGAAATCAACGGCAGCGGCGCAATAGAGGTTGACAGTACAATGGACGAGGACACCGTCGTCGGTATTCTCGCCGCCCACCTCAAACCCGTTCTTGCGGGCATCGTAAAGCAGGAAATCTATGAGGAGGGAGATTTGACGTATGACTTCTAACAACAAATACCAAATGTGGATAACATTCAACGGGGAGAAAGAAAAAATCCGACTCCCCGTTCTTCCCGAAAAGGTGAAGGTTTCTATGGGAACAAACGACCAAAGCGTGGACGTGGCAGGGCTTGGAGAAATCCTTATCGCCCAAAGCCGCAAAGCGACGGAGTTTTCGTTCTCCTCGTTCTTCCCGGCGGCCGCATTCCCCGGAATTGCGGTGCAGTATGTAACAAAACCCTCCGCACTCCGCGACAAGCTGATTGAGTGGAAAAACAGCGACAAGCCCGTACACCTCATCATCACCGGGCTTGACATCGACGTTTATTGCCGTATCACAAAGTTTGTCCCGACCGAGGAGGGCGGCGACGTCGGAACGGTACACTACGATATTTCTTTCAAGGAATACCGAGAGCCGAAAGTCCGCCAAGTCAAAGTGGAGATTTCTACAAAGACGGCGACGGTACAGCAGAACACCGCCCGGACGGACAACACAACCCCGGCACAGACCTATACGGTCAAAAAAGGCGACTGCCTGTGGAATATCGCAAAGAAATTCCTCGGCAACGGGGCCAAGTATATGACGATTTTTAACCTCAATAAAGGTATTCTCAAAAATCCGAATTTGATTTACCCCGGTCAAGTGTTGCGGTTGAAGTAGGAGGTGCGCTATGGCAAAAATCAGCCTCATTCTTGTAAAAGGGACGCAGGGCTATGACATAAGCGACCTCGTTATCCAAATCAAGTGGGGCGGGAGGAAAGGCTCGTCCTCCCGCTACCTCGAAGCAACCCTGCTCGACGACGACAAGCACGACAACGCGCGGGCAGGAGTTGATGTCGAAAAGGGCCACCAATGTATATTCAGTTACAACGGCGTTGAACTGTTCCGAGGTATCATTATGCGGCAGGGACAGACGCAGAAAAAGCAGCTCACATTCAAGGCCTATGACAACGGGATTTATCTCGCAAACAACAAAGACACCTTTGTTTTCAGCAACAAAACGGCGGACGCGGTATTCAAGGATATATGCACCCGCTTTGGCTTGCCATATTCGGAGGTGGCAAAATGCACGTATAAAATCCCGGAACTCACGAAGCCGAAAACAACCGCTTTTGACGCAATCGCAGACGCATTGAGTCAAGATTTCAACGCCACGGGTATAAGACACTACATCGACTCGCAAAAAGGCTCTCTGCGCCTCCTTACGCGCCGGGAGAACATTATGCAATGGGTTATCGAGGTAGGTCAAAACCTCATTTCCTACAACAGCACAGTCAGTATCGAAAAGGTGAAGACCCGTATCAAGCTGCTCTCCGACGAGGGGACCGTTTTGGCTGAAAAGAAGAACGCCACCCTCGAAAAGAATATCGGAGTAATGCAGGATATAGACGAGCCGGACGAAACGCTGAACAGCGCACAGTTGCAGGAACTTGTGTCAAGTATGCTCGACGAAAGCAGTACGCCGGAGCGGTCGCTCAAAGTAACCGCCCTCGGCTTGCCCGATGTAATTTCGGGTATTGGTGTTTACATCATTATCCCGGCCTTGTTGATTTCAAAAACGTTTTATGTGGACGAGGACACGCACACATTCAAGGATAACTACCATTCGATGTCGCTGACCCTCAATCACGCAAGCGATTTGGAGAAACCGACCGGGACGACGGCGGGAGGCTCGGCGGGAAGCGGCTACAAGGTCGGCGCGGAGGTTTATTTCAACGGAGGAAATCAATACATTTCCTCGGTATCTTCATCGCCTACGGGCGGCAAGAGGAAAGCCGGCCCCGCAAAGATAACGGCAGTCGCACCCGGAGCAAAGCACCCGGTACACCTTGTCGGCGGAGCGTACAACAGTCTTGACGGCGACTCAAACGTATACGGTTGGGTTGACGCAGGAACATTCTCATAAAGGAGGGCTGAACTATGGGGAGTAGCGACCCTACAAGCCTCAAAGGGCTATTTCAAGGGCTTGTTCCCGACCCTTGCGGAGCATTGCAAGGCAAGGTTATTTCAGCCTCGCCTCTGAAAATACAGGCGACGAATGATGATAAACTCATCATTCCCGCCTCGTTACTCATTGTGCCGAAGCACCTTACCAACTATAAGGCGGTTGTGGATATTGCGGTCGGCGACGGCGTTCTGTCGTCAAAGACAACGGAAAGCGGTAGCCACGACCATAGCGGAAGCGGCCACAGCCACAGCGGAGGTACACACACCCACCCGCTTGCCTCTTTTTCAATCAAGGGAGGTACAATGACGGTCTATAACGGGCTGAAAGTCGGCGAAAAGGTCCACCTCCTGTCTTTGAACAACGGCAAAAAATACTATGTTTTGGATAGGGTGGTGTGATTATGGCAGAGTCAGTATTTATCCCGTTACCCGTCGATGAGGTAACAGAGGCAGAGGAAAAGCCGTCCCTCACCTATAAACTCGACCTCGACGCAGGACGAATTGTGGGTATGGTAGACGGCCTCGAAGCCGTAAATCAAGCGATACGAAAAGCGATTATTACCCCGCGCTTTAAGTGTCTGATTTACGACAACCAGTACGGCAGCGAGATACAGGAGGCGATTATAGCGCAGGACGCTACGCCGGAGTATACCGAGGCCGTTGTACCCGGCTTTGTAAAGGACGCGCTGAAACCCGACACCCGTATTCTGAAAGTCTATGATTTTCAGTTTGAGTTTAGGGCGGACGGCGCGTACATCTTTTTCAGAGCCGACACTATTTTCGGGGAAACAGTATTCGAGGAGGTGATTTGATGTTTGAAGAATACACATACGAGAAACTTTTGGACGACGTGTTGGCAAACGCCCCGCAGAACATCGACACGCGGCCGGGCAGCATTTTCTACGACTCGGTATCGGGCATTTTGCTGAAAATCGCAAAACTCTACACCGATATTGATATGGTTGCGGAACTCGTCAGCATTGACACGGCGACGGGCGAATACCTCGACGACAAAGCCGGAGAACACTCCGTTACCCGTTTGGCGGCGACTCCTGCCCGGTATTACTTTGTGTATGAGGGCGACGAGCCGGAGGTCGGCGAAAGGTTTTATCACGACGGTATCTATTTCGTGCTGAAACGCGCGGAGGACGAACAACTCTACCTCGAAGCGGAACTCGCAGGAACGGAGGCAAACGACATTTACGCCGAAACCCCCGCTATCCCTGTGAACAACATTCCCAACCTCTCCGCAGCTTCTTTCGGTGAGATTATGGAACTCGGAACGGACGAGGAAAGCGACGACGATTTGCGCGACAGATTGCGCGAAAAGATGTCGGGACCGGCGGAGAACGGAAACAAACAGCACTATCGTACTTGGTGCGAGGAGGTTGAGGGCGTTGGCAGAGCGCGTATTATGCCGCTTTGGAAAGGCCCGAACACCGTCAAGGGCATTATAATTGACCCGGACGGAAAGCCCGCGACTGACGCTCTTATTGAAAAGGTGCAGACCAAAATCGACCCGGACAATGACGGCGACGGAGAGGGCGACGGACTCGGAGAGGGCGTGGCAAACCTCGGAGCGCATTTCACGGCCGTAAAGCCGGAGGAATGCTCAATCCAAATTGCATTTAACGCCGTACTCACAGGCGGAGCGACGCAGGAGCAGACCGTCAAGGAAGCAACTGACGCTATTAGCGAATACCTCAAAGGGCTTACCCTTAATACGCCCGACGAGGAGGCTATCGTCGTGAGAATTTCCGCCGTTGGTGCTATTATCAACGGACTCGACTCTATCCTCGACTACAACTCCCTCACATTCAACGGCGAAACGGCAAACATCGAGCCGGGAAATGAGGCTGTTGCGGTGATTGGAGGTGTTACGGTCAATGTACTTTAATAACGGCTTTGAGAACACCTTTGAGGAACTCATCACCTTTTACCCTGCTTTTTACCGCGACGTGCGCGAAATGAGGGCTATCCTTGAAACAGACGGCCGACTCATAGACGATGTAACGCGGGCGATAAACACCGTTATCGACAATCAGTTTGTCGAAAAGGCGGACGAAAGTATGATTACGAGGCTCGAAGCGTTCCTCGGTTTGGAAACCGATAAAAACCGCCCGTTGGCGGAGCGCAGGAGGCTCGTCAGAGCGTTTTTCGTCGGCTTTGGTAAATTATCCGCCACGAAGATTGCAGAGGCTATACGCTCGTTTACGGGCGCGGACAGCGATGTTCGTTTCCCCCGCACCGACGACGCGGGAAACTGCACCCTCGTTATAGAAATGCACCGAGGGGACATTCCCGAAATCAGTTATGCGGACATCGACACGGTCCTCTCCAAAAAGATACCCGCCCACATTGCCTATAAAGCGTATGTAAAGTACAGTTTTGCGGTAGCAATATCGAAAAGCCGTACCAACTACAAGTACGAATTTAGGTTGAGTGGTTTAGAGCCGGAGGTGGCTCTGCTTGGCAAGAAGCGGCAGACGGAGTCCGTAACCGAAACCGACGCAGCCTCTACGAGTTACGGAATGGACTATCGCTACTGCGGAACGGCCGTAGCGGGTACGCTTTGAGAAAGGAGGAGCAAAGATGTTTTGGAAAGAGTCTTTTCTGAAAAAGCGTCGTGAGGAATGGCTGAAAAGCGTGGAGAGATTTCAGTATCTCACCGACGGGACGTGGAAAGACGCGGTTATCACCGATAAGCGCGTAGACGGAAACGCCCTCAAAATCACGACCACGACCACAGACGACGGAGCGGCAGCGACCATTACCGCCGTCAGAATTCTCGACCGCGACGGCGACATCGCCGGACAGATGAACGAGAATATCGAGAAGAAAGCGACACAGGGCGTTTTGACCCTGTGGGAATTCCCATTGTACGAAATCGAATAGGAGGTGAAAGGCTTTGTATAAAATTCTTATTTGGAAAGACCACGCAATCAACCCGAATAACACCTACGCCGTCAAGGAAAACCCGGACGGCACAATTACCCTCACCCCTGCAGGAGAAGTCTTACAGCAAGGTACGAATATGAGCGCGACCAACTTCAACAATATGGAGTTTGGTATCGCTGACGCGGACCTCGCAAGCAGAATTCTCCTTATGGCGGTTAGGGACGCGACCGACCGACTGACTGTTACGGAGGCAGACATCAGCAAGGCGGTAACGGAGTACCACGCGGAACACAGCCCGGAGGAAAAGTCCGTTACGCTGAATAACACGGCCGCGTACCCCTTTAACAACAGCGAAACGACCGTTGCTATTTCGACCCGAAAGACGGGTAATTATACCGTCGAAACCGAGGTAACGGACAGCGACGGCAACGTGGGAGAAATCGTTGTGTCTGCCAAGCAGTACAACGGCTTCAAAATCGCCTTTACGGGTAGCGCAAAGAGCGTTACTCTCAAAATCAAAATCAGAGGAGGTATAATCGTATGATTATCGTAGAAAAGAACGAGGGCGCGAAAATCGGCTATGAGGTAAAGAAGACCTCTATCTGTTTTGACGACGACCTCACTATCAACCTCACCAAGAGGCAAAAGGACTGGCCCGTACACATCGACGTGTGCAGCGACGAAGACGGCGCACTCGTAATCGGCGCGGAGAGCGGCCGCTACTATGTAGCGCAGATTGACATTCCCGCTATCGAATACGAGGAGGCAGAGCCGGCCGCAGAGGGCAACACCGAGGAACACGGCGAAGCTGCCGCCCCTGTGGCAAAACCCCTCGATATGGATAAGGTTACTTTGACCCTGTGGGCTTTGGAAAACAGAGCCGCAGCGGTAGTCTAAAAGGAGGAAAAGAAGATGAGTAATTTTGACCTTGCAAGCCTCGCGCTGAAATCGGCATTCCCGACAAACAGCATTATCACCGACGACAAGGGACTCCCCTCTGTTATGGTGTTTATCCCCAAATTCAAGATGAGCGATGTTATCGACGGCGGAAGCGACAGCGTCCACCCGGCATTCATCGTTGACGGTGTGGAGAAAAACGGTATCTACATTTCCAAGTTTCAGAACAAGGTGTACGACGGCCGCGCTTATTCTCTCCCCGGAGAAGACCCGACTTGCGCTATCAACTTTGACAACGCCTCTGCGCGTTGCACCGCAAAGGGCGCGGGTTGGCATTTAATGACCGCTATGGAATGGGGCGCAATCGCTCTGTGGTGCAAAAAGAACGGTTGGCTTCCTTACGGTAACAACAATTACGGTAAGGACGCAAGAGAAACCGGGTATAAGGCTATCCCGACCCTCATCGGCTCGGACGGCAAGACCAACCGCGTAGCCACAGGCACAGGCCCCGTCGAATGGAGTCATAACAAGCAGCTTGACGGTATCTACGACCTCAACGGCAACGTAAACGAGTGGGTCGGCGGCTTCCGTCTTGTCAAGGGTGAGGTGCAAATCCTCGAAAACAACAACGCAGCCAACAGCGCGAACTCTATGTCCGCGACTTCCGCGCATTGGAAAGCCATTGACGGCACTACGGGCGAACTCATCGCCCCGGACGGCAACGGCACGACCGAGAACAGTATCAAACTCGACCTCGTAAACAGCAAGTGGCAGTACGTAACGGGTGCTATCAGCAATCAGTTGGACGACTACCGCTCCGCTTCCTTTGCGAGTATGACTTGCGCCGACACCGTATGCGCGGCGGCAAAGGAAATCCTCATCGCCCTCGCTATGCTCCCCGACGGAAGCGAGTTTGACTATCAGGGCGACTATTTCTATGCCAACAACGGAGCCGCAGAGCGGACTCCGTATCGCGGTGGCGGCTGGAGCCACGGGTCGGCTGCGGGCTTGTTCTGCGCGAGTTTGGACCGTGCGCGGTCGCATACGCGCACGAGCTTCGGTTTCCGCTCCGCTTTTTATGCGTAACTGTAAACTGAATACTGAAAAACTGATGAGGCGGCCGAGAGGTCGCCTCTAATTCTTTGGAAAGGAGCAACGATATGGAAGCAGAGAAACTCAATTACGGCAAGGAAACAGCCTCTTTTATTTTGAAAGAGAAAATCGCTGATATGATTGCCTACGGCAAACCCGCCGTTGACAACTTTCCAAGACGCGAGAAACAGACCGCCGATGAAATACGAGCCTCTATGTTGAAGATGTACCGCCTCGCTATCGAGATTGAGAAGAAATACTACAAGAAAACGACCTTGCAGGAACTCGACATCGAACTCGATGTACTGCGGCATTTTATCCGCTTGGCGCAGGACAAGAGGTATTACGGACAGAACATCGCCCCGCCTCTCTCGTTTAAGAAATACGAGAATTGGAGCAAGCTGCTCAATGAGATAGGGCGAATTATTGGAGGCTATATGAAGCACGTTAAATAACCCATTTATGGGGGTTGTGCCATTTTAGCGGACTCCGTATCGCGGTGGCAACTGGAACAACGGGTCGAATGCGGGCTTGTTCTACACGAATTTGAACAATGCGCGGTCGAATACGAACACGAACATCGGTTTCCGCTCCGCTCTGCTGTTACGCCGGGACAGGACCTTGACCTCACGGGGTCGGGCGCAGCGCGTAACACCAAAGGGGCGCAACTCCCTCCCGAAAATCGAAGTATTTAGGGAAAAGATTGTATCGCCGTGGAAACGCCGCAGGGACGGCGGGGCAGAAATGTCGCACACGGCAGAAAGGCAGGAGGACCAATGAACAATGAGTTAATTCCGCAGATGAATTGTCTGACGGACGTTTACAGTCAGATATACGACTACGAGAGTCTGTATAACTCCTACCTTGAAGCGCGGAAAAATAAGCGTTACCGGGACGATGTTCTACAATTTACCGACGGGCTTGAAGAAAACCTAATAGAACTCCAAAACGAGTTTATTTGGGAAACCTACAAGGTCGGCCGCTATCGCCCGTTTTTCGTTTACGAGCCGAAGAAAAGGCTCGTTATGGCTCTGCAATTCAAGGACAGAGTTGCTCAATGGAGCGTATACAGATACTTAAATCCGTACTATGACCGACTGTTTATAGATGATAGTTTCGCTTGCAGAAAAGGAAAAGGCTCACACGCAGCGGCGGACCGTTTGCAGTATTGGCTACGGCAAGTCAGCCGGAAGCCGGGCGAATGGTATTACTTGAAGTTGGATATAAGCAAATATTTCTACCGAGTAGACCACGCTGTACTGTTGGAGATATTGGGCCGGAGGATAAAGGACGAGAGGCTGATGAGGCTACTCGCCACGATTATCAATTCAGAGGACCAAGCCTTTGGATTGCCGGCCGGCGTAGCCCCGGACGACTGCCCGGAGGAGGAATGGCTGTATGACGTTGGTATGCCTATCGGAAATCTCACGTCGCAGCTTTTCGCAAATATCTACCTCAACGAACTCGACCAACATTGCAAGCACAACCTACATCTGCACTACTATATCCGCTATATGGACGATGTGATTATCCTCCATAACGACAAGCGGGTATTGCACCAAATCAAGGACGACATCGAAACGCTCCTGTTGGAGAGGTTACACCTAAACCTCAACAGCAAAACGGCTATACGCCCGGTGAGCCTCGGTGTCGATTTTGTTGGGTATCACATCTGGGCGACTCACAGGAAACTCAAAAAGTCAACCGCCCGCAGAATTATCCGGAATGTGAAGCGAATGAGCGTAGACCTCGGAGCAGGAGTAATCGACCGCGAATACTTTATGCGCCGGGCGGCCTCTTACAAGGGGATTTTACAGCATTGCGACAGTTACGGACTGCGCCGGAGGCTTAATGAGATTTACGCAAACCACGCCCTTTGCGAGAAAGGAGAAAACCCACTTGGAAGCAGTTGACATAATAATCAAGGTCGCAGCCCTCATCGGCGCACTCGGCGGAATTATCGGCGGTATTTACGCCGTGTTCAAATGGTTTCAGAAGCAGGAGAAGCAGACGACCGACATCGCCGCGCTGAAAGAGTTGCACGAAAAGGATATGGAAGCCGCCCGAAAGAAAGAGGCGGAGGATATGAAAGCCATTAAGGACGAGTTATGCGTATTAAGTTACGCTATGCTTGCCTCCCTTGACGGCTTGAAGCAGCAGGGCTGTAACGGAGAGGTTACAAAAGCCCACGCCGCATTGGAAAAGCACCTCAATCAAAAAGCACACGACCAATAACCGAAAGGAGGCGATTGCCGTGGGCTACAAGAAGACCCCGAAAAGGAAAATCGGGGTTATGGATATTATTCTCATTTTCATCGCCGTTACGCTCATCGTGTTTACGGTGGTGATGATACGAACATTTTGGCTCTACGGAGCAATCCCGGACACCCTATGTAATTGCGTTTTTGCTGTACTCGGAACGGAGTGCGGCGCAATGGCGTGGATAAAGACCACAAAAGACCGTTACAGGGAGCGCGAGTACGAAAAGGAGGACCGGGAGTATTACGACAAATCGACAGGAGGAACGGCTATGACTGACAATAAGAAACAGGACACGACCGAGGAAATCAAGGATTTTCCACAGCAGGACACATTTAACGGCGACGATATGACCGCCGTTGACGATGAGGAGGCGGAGTAGTATGTTCAAGATGAGAACTACCAAGCCCGAAAAGGGCAACAAATACTACACCCGCAAAGCAAACGGAGGCTACTCTAACGCTATCAAGGGCAGCCCCGCCGACAGCGACTGCGATGTACTCGCAAACTGCGTCGGCTATGCTTACGGCCGCTTCAACGAAATCGGCGGGTACGGCTGTTGCAAATACCTCGCCCCGGTCAACGCGGAGAACTTTATGCAGTATAAAGGCTCTTGCAAAACCGGGCAGACCCCTCGCCTCGGCGCTTGTATGGTATGGCAGAAAGGCTCTACTCTTTCGGGCAGCGACGGCGCAGGACACGTGGCTATCGTTGAAAAGGTTATCAGCGCGACGGAGGTTATCACCTCGGAGAGCGGTTGGGGCGCGTCGAAGCCGTTTTGGACGCAGACGCGAAAGAAAGGCAGTAACGGAAATTGGGGCGCAGGGAGCGGCTACAAATTCCTCGGCTTTATCTACAATCCCGCCATCCCGGAGGAGGAAACGACCGACGAGGCCCCGGCGGGAACGGATAACGAAACCGTTATCTACAATTTCCTCACCAAGAATATGGGGCTGAACTGCGCGGCCGCTTGCGGCGTTATCGCAAACCTCAACGCAGAGTCCGCCCTCAACCCGAAAAACCTGCAGAACTCCTATGAGAAGTCCCTCGGCTACACCGACAGCAGCTACACCGCCGCCGTAGACAGCGGAGCGTATGACAATTTTGTTAAAGACGCGGCCGGCTACGGTTTGGCACAATGGACCTATTGGAGCAGGAAGCAGAAACTCCTCGAATATGCAAAGAGCAAGGGAACGTCTATCGGCGACCTCACTATGCAGCTTGAATTCTTCGCGCAGGAAATCAAGGGCTATTCGAGCGTTTGGAAATGCTTGCAGACCGTGGAGAACACGGCGGAGGGCGCATACAAGGCAGCGTATACTATGTGCTACTCCTACGAAGCACCCGCCGCAAAGGAAACCTCCTCTGTAACGCGCGGAAATAAGGCAAAGACCTATTTTGCGAAGTACACCGGGAAGAATACCCCTGCCACCGAAACGCCCTCCACAGGAGGCGCAGAAACGGTCTACACCGTAAAGGCGGGCGACTCTCTTTCCGCTATCGCCGCAAAGTACGGGACCACCTACAAGGTCCTCGCCGAATACAACGGCATTGCCAACCCCAATATTATCCGCGTGGGTCAGCAGATTAAGATACCGGGTAAATCTGCACCCGCTACGCAGGAGAAGACCGAGCCGACCACACAGCAGCCGACCGCCGAAACCGTACACACGGTCAAGAGTGGCGAAACGCTGTCGGGCATTGCAAGAAAGTACGGGACAACCTATCAGCAGCTTGCCGCGTACAACAAAATCAGCAACCCAAACAAAATCAGCGTCGGTCAGAAAATCAAAATCCCCGGAACGGCGACGGAGGAAAAGCCGCAGGAAGCACCCGCGCGTACATACACCGTCGTCAGAGGCGACAGTCTTTGGGGTATTGCCTCCAAGCTGCTCGGAAAAGGCTCTCGCTACAAGGAGATTAAAACCCTCAACGGACTCAAATCCGACACCATTACAGCGGGGCAAGTGCTGAAAATCCCGGAGAAGTAATATGCCGAAATGCTCCACTTGCGGCAGGGACATCGAGAAAATCCGTCCCTGCCCTTATAATAAGCGTTTCGGACCGTCCTGCGACGACTGTTGTGAGGCTTGCTATGAAAGTGAGCCGTTCCCTTGCCCGGAACACGACAGGCGGAGCAAATCAAAATCATCTACCGATAAGGAGAACAAGAAATGAAAGAATTTGTATTCACCCTTTTACAGGCCGTTTTGTCGGTCGCCATTCCCGTTGCGACCGCGTACCTCGTTTCGTTCCTCAAAAAGAAGTCTGCACAGGCGCAGACACAGATTGAGAACGACACCGCAAAGCACTACCTCGACGAGATTACCAACGCCGTAACCACGGCGGTATCGGCAACCTCGCAGACGTATGTGGACGCTTTGAAGAAAGACAACGCATTCACCAAAGAGGCGCAGCTCGAAGCCCTCAACAAAGCCAAAGACACCGCGCTCTCTATTCTTTCTCCTGCGGCCGCGCAGTTTGTGTCAGAGGTATATGGCGACCTTAACAGTTTCCTTGTTGCAAAGATTGAGGAGGCTGTCAGAGTACAGAAGACCTCGGCGGGCGTTCTGCTCCCCGGCATTCTCGACACCACGGAGGAATAACCCCTCCGACCCCGCATAAGCGATACAAGCGCAGCTATGGCGCACCTATGAAACAACCGTCCCCGGACCGCCACCGCCGGGGACACCGCCCCCTCTATCGTTACCCGGTAGAGGGGCTTATTTTTTTGCCTAAAAACAAGGACCGCCCACAAAGCCTCTAAAATGCCCTGTGAGCGATTTTCTTTTTGCGTGAGGAAACGGAGGGACGCGACCCGAAACGGCTCAAATCGCCCACACAGCGACGCGGAGCGGGGCGAATAACGGCGACCGTCCCGCCGTCTGCCGATTTTCACGACAACCCCTTTCAAAAAATCGGAATTTATGGTATAATATTTTACCAACCGAGAGGAGGAGCGTATGAAAAAGTTTACATCAATTATATTATGCGCCGTGTTCCTGCTTACGCTCTGTTCCTGCGGAGGAGGAAAGCCGGAGGATATGAGTGACGCAATGTACCAAATCGGGCTGAATGCCCTCGCAACCGCAGACCAATATATCGCCGGGGAGATTACAGGCAACACCGCCTACGACAAACTCGACGAATACTATGAGCAAGCAAAGGCGCAAGAGCAAAGCGAAATGGAGGAGTTGGGCGTTAGCACCCTTTTCAACACGAAATACGACGCGGATTCGCGCGTATCTCATTACATACTGATACTGCAATGTGATGTCGGGGACGCAAAATTCGGCAGCGGCCCGATGTCAGACGTGAAAGAGAGCCGGGATAACCTTGCAGAAACTCTCGGTAAATGATAATGGGTAAAGGTTTAACGCCGGAGGAACGCGCGGCATACGAAAAGCGGAGGCAAGAAGACCTCCGAGAAGCGTCCCGCAAACTCGGTATTCCTGCCGAGAGGCTCGAAGAATTGCGAGAAAAAGCCCGGTCGGAGGTCATAACCGAGGAATGGGAAAAGGAACTGAATAGGAAAAACCGAGCCAAAGCCGGAATTGAGTAACAAAAAACCGCCCTTTCGAGGCGGTTTTGCTCATTTTGTGCAAAAAAAACTAAAAAAATTCAAAAAATTTTTGGAAAACCCCTTGACTTTTTGGGATACAAATGTTATAATTAAGATACAGTCAAGGGAAACCGAGGCGAGTATGGCAAGAGAAAGGGAAACGGTATGGACGAGCAAATGAATGTTGGCGAAATGCTCCGAGAGGTTACAGAGGAAAATCAGACAAGAAAAATCCTCGATATTATGCGTGAGTGCAAAGACCTCAACGAGGCCATAGAAAAGGTAAAGGCTCTACTTAACAAGTAAGCAGAGCCAAAGGGTAACCACCAAAGGGAAAGCGGAACTTGCCTCCGCTTTCTCAAAGGGGGTGTAAACATTATAGCACACAATTTCAAAAAAGGCAAGAGGAACGGAGGAAATAATTACGGCTTATGTAAAAAAGACGAACAACCCCAATATGGGACGACCCTCTGTCAATCCGAGAAATAACGATTTGAGAGTCCGCTTATCGGACGCAGAGGAAGAAATGCTACAAAAGGTTATCAAGCAAACCGGCCGCAGCAAGACAGAAATCGTCGTCAAGGGGATTTCGATGGTCTACAAAGAACTGAACAAATAACAAAACAACGGTCCCGCCGACCCGTGGAAAGAGAGGCGAAAACCGTTGAAGCCCGCAGGAACAAAGCCCTTTGGTATTTATTATTATACCATAAACCCCTTTGCCCTGTCAAGATAGACGGGGCATTTTTACGCAAAAGATTGACGCGGAACGGGTCGCAAATGTTCCACGTGAAACATTTTAGTCCCAATTAGGGACGCAGGAGGAAAAGAATATGAAATACTATATCTACAAGGTAGAAAAAATCGAGGATTTTAAGAACGAGGCTGCAACCCTCGACCACAACTACAACAAGGAATTCGAGGAAATCAAGGCTCTCTGCGGATATATCAAGATTGACTACTATATCACAGACACAGAGAACCTTGTAGACGGAAACGTGTACTGCTGCGGCAAGTCCTTAATCAAAGCAATCGAATGTGTCGGAAGTTTCGAGAACGACCCTATTACAATAAAGCCGATAAATTAAAGGAGGAAACAGAAATGAGCAAAGAACGCTATATCATTGATGAACGCGAGGTAGAACTCCTCGACCGCTTTGAGGGTGTTATGGAACAGAAAAAAGACCCTCACAGATACGACAGTTTCGACAAAGCTGCTCTCGCCACATTCTGCCTTATGAAAGACCGCAGCAATGATATTTTCTTCAGAAGATACCAAGCGGCGCGAGAAGTAATCGACCTTATTGCAAAGCAAGTCGGCATTGACCCGGAAAACACAGGGCTTTGGCTCTATGCCCCCGACCTTGACGGCACAACCCCTATTGTAAAGCGTATGGAGGATTGGTTTAGCCGCAGCGGAGAAAAGGCGCAGCTTAAAAGACGACTTCAAGAGTTGGAACAGGAAAACTCTCTCCTGCGCTCTCTTATTCAAAAATAAGGAGGCCAATATGGAAACATTCACCCACACCGACAAATACACACACACGACTCACACATACGAGGTCGTAGATAAAATCCCCCTCGGATATTTGATATGGAACATCGGTCATTGCGCGCCGGAGGGGCATTTACCGCTCTGCCGGCCGGCGGCTCATCAGCCGTTTCCCGGCGGTAGAAGCATTGACCCGGACACGCTCAAAGCCATTAAAATAGACGGAGCGGAGGATATTCTCGCTGCCGTAGGACACGGACAGGACACGCTTCCGGAAATGGAGCGGTATGTGAGGAGGTATAGGAACTCAAAAACCGAATGGGTACAGCACCGTGTCGCCCTTTACCGCAAAGCAATTCCCATTATGCGAAAAATCAAGGGCATAGAAAACCTTATGAAATGGTAGGAGGAAACACAATGGAAATCAAAATCACAGTCGAGCGTCGCCGCTCATCGGTAACACAGGGTATGGCGGACGTGCTTATCAACGGCGTTAAGGTTATGGACTTCGGCGACACCATAGAACTCATCAAGCCCGGCGAAGAATACCACGGCCCTATCATTGGAGGTTGGGCGAGTAAGACCCCGGACACCTCGTTTATTCTCGGTATGCTGTATCACCCCTGCGACAACCTTTATCACATCAGCGACAAGGTGAAAAAGGCTCTTGAAAACATACAGGCGCAGGAGGAGCGGAACGCGCCTGTATTTACGGAATTGCAGAGAGTCGCCCAAAAACAGGGGTGGCCGATGAAGATAAAAGCCCGTGGAGAGGTGGCGTACCTCGTAGACGTGCAGAGGCTCACAGGAAACGACATCGCACCTATCTACCGCTTTCCCGGCGGGGATAGCGTTGTGAGCGACGATGAATTGACACCGTACACCGAGGAGGAAAAGGAATGAAAGATATTGAGGTAACGACCGTAAAAAACACTATTCGCACGTGCAACTCCTGCGGAGCGAGGAACTACACGCCGACCGTCTTGCCAAACGACGGAAAGCGCAAGGTAGACACGCTCTATGAACTGCGTATCAGCCGTATGTGTATCGCCTTATGTGAGGATTGCCTCAAAGAGGTAGCAGACCGGGCAAATCACGCATTGAAATACGGAGCCAAATAATAATCGGGAGTTTCCGTCCCGAAAACCGCAGTTTTCTCTCCGAAAAAATCCGGGAACGAAAACCGAGGCGGAAAAGACGCGGAAAACAATAGCGAGCAGCACCAAATCGCCGACCTCGGCAATATGGTAATATCGGGTCTGAAATTTACCGAAACGACCGTTTCAGACCCGAAAAGCACCGTTTCCGAGGATAACCGCACCGAAAACTATCACGCAGGAGGAGTTTGCGGAGATATTCGGGAAATCAATCCGCAAAGTAAAGTAGAGTATATAAGAAAAGAGTAAATCAGAGTATAGGAGATAAGAGTAACGATATACCCGCCGAAAGACCGCCGCCCCGGAACGGAGCGTCAAATCTCATTGATAACATAGCGGTACGTATTCGTCTGTCCCAATAGGTTATCAATGAGAAAGAGAGCGGACAGCCCCGGAGGACCGTCCGCAGGATTATTCGCCGGACATCGGTATTTTGGGATATAACGTCAACTCGAAATCGTCGGGAGCATTATTCCAACGGCCGTTTTTGGTTTTGAGGTAGACGACCTTTTCCAACACCTCTTTTAGCATATCGTTTTTCGCCTTTGGGGTCGGCAACTCGTAGTAGACTTCGAGCAGCCGTTCAACCTTTGGGATAATCTGCTTACGCCCCGCCTCGCGGGACTTATCGGAGGCGATGTCAGCACCGAGAGCCAAACGGTCCTCCTCGTTCTTTTTGATACGCTCGGAGAGTTTACGGGACCGTTCAAGGAATTGCTCGGTCGTATAGACTCCCTGCTCCAAAAGGTCGTGGGTATTGTCAAGCTGCTTTGTGAGGGTCGTATATTCTGTATCGAGGCGGCGGAGGGCTTTCTCTTTCATAGCCACCATAGCAACAGCAGGATTTTCCTCCCCGCCCGTTTCCCATTGCAGTTTATAATCGGCAAGCCACTCCTGCAGAGCCTCCAAAACGCGACGCTCAACGTAATGCAGGGCGCAGCTTATGTTATCACAGGCGGTATCGGCGCACATAAGGGTATCGGGGTAATCGCGCCCGGTATACGGCCGGCGGGTCATACGGTGGCCGCACTTGGCGCAGACGATGATACCCGCGAGAGGATTTTTGACAGTCCCACGCTCCCCGACAGGGCGCGGAGGATTGCTCGACATCAACTCTTGGGCGATAGCAAACGCCTCGACGCTGACAAGCGGAGGGTGAAGCCCCTCGGCTACGGTGCATTTGTCAAGGGAGTTGCGGGGACGCTCGATAACGACGCGGCCGTCTACCATTTTCTTGACATCAGACCTCCAATTCCAACGGACCTTGCCGACGTAGACCGGGTTTATCAGAATATCCCGGACCGTAGCGGTCGCCCAATGGTCGGATTTGCGCGGAGGGATTTTCAGAGAGTTAAGGCGGCGGACGATGAGCGACACACCGAGGCGGCGGAAAGAGCCGTCGGGCAGCTCCTCGCCCCGCGTATACCAATCGAATATCATACGGACAACATCAGCCTCCGGCGGGAACGGCTCTAACGTGTACCCTTTATCACCCTTGATTTTCACGCGCTCGTATCCGTAGGGAGATTGACTACCGACGTATTTACCCTCCTTTACGGAAGCAAGGCGGCCGCGCTGTAAGCGGCGGTTGATAGTCTTGTATTCGCGCCGGGACATAAACAGACCAAACTCGAAGTATTCCTCGTCGAATTCGTTGTTCGGGTTGTAGTCTTTTATAGGAGTTATGATGAGGGTGTCGGAGAATTTGAACGTCTGCGCGACTATACCTTGGTCCACGGTATCGCCACGGGCAAGACGCTCCACCTCCATAACGAGAACACCGTCCCACAGCCCCTGCTCAACCTCGGACAAGAGTTGTTGCATAACGGGACGCGCGGCGATAGTTTCGCCGGAAACGATTTCACGGTATATTTGAGTAATATCCAAATGCCGACGCTTGGCAAGTTCAAGCAGAGTGTTTATATGGCGGGAGAGGGTTTCGCCCTCGCCACGCGCCTCCGCCTCTGCGTCCGCGCGGGACTTACGGACATATAGACAGTATGGCATATTTTTACCTCCAATGAAAAAGCCGTCCCACCCCGGAGGAGCGGAACGGCGGGTCAATCTTTCTTGCAATAGTTACCCCAGTCAACGTAGATTATGTTGCCTTCCTTTCGGAGTATGCGAGGCCGTCTTTTTTCACCTCAAAGGCAGTATCTATATCGGCTTGCATAAGTTTATCAAGCAGGGCGCAAACCTCGTTTTTCAAGTTGTTTTGGAGAGCCATAAGGTCAGACAGCAGGAGCGGGTCGGTAATCTGACCGTCGCAGCCGTCTACTGCTTTTCGGATTTCGGCGCGAGAGCCTTGAAGCAGGGACAGCAATTCCCCGTAGAGTTGCAGACGCTCCTCGTTTGTTTTTACCATATCCCTATGTACGAGGAGGTAAAAACTATCGTACATCTGCGCCACCTTTTGACGCAGGAGCGGCGGCAGCGCGTCGTAGTGTTTTTTGAAATTGATAGAGTCGTTCACGAAAACGACGTCGGAATGAGTGCGACAGTCCTCGACACCGAGGAGGTAGTCGGTAGATACCCCGAAAAACTTTGCCAAAGAGCAAAGCATTTCGTAGTCAGGCTCCTTGCCCTCTGTTTCGTACCCGGACACCGTGGAGCGGGTCTTGTGAATTGCTTTGGCTAAATCAGCCTGTGTCATATCACGCTCTTTTCGGAGAGCGATGAGCCGTTGAGAAAATAGTTTCATAAGCGTTACCACCTTTATCAATGATAAAATTATAGCACAGATGCCCCGTTTTGTGTACCCGTTGCCCCTAAAATCGGCATTTTGAAAAAATTTTTGAAAAAATTTTCCGAAAAAACTTGACTTTGCCCCCAAAAGGGGCTATAATATAATTATGGTCGGTCAAAACGACCCAAAAAGCAACCCCAAATCTACGAAAGGAGGACAAAGCGATGAGAGTCAAACTCGTCAAGCTGCGCGAGGGCCGCGGCTACACACAGCAGACCTTTTCGGAGGCCGTAGGGATTTCCCGTTCCCACTACTCGCAGATTGAAACAGGCGAGAAAGAGCCGTCGCTCAAAGTGAGTCTGAAAATCAAGCGCGTTCTTGATTACCCCTACGACGATATTTTTTTTAATCAGAAATGCCCTGTTTCGGGACGCAGATAACAAAGAAAGACGCAGAACGCAACATTCATCTTTCTTACACCAATATTTTACCGCGAAAGGAGGTAGAAATAAATGCCTAAATTGGCGACGAAAGCGGCCGGCAACATCTTCTATATCAAACGAATGGCGGCCTCATCGTGGAACGAGCGGTTGAAGTCAAGGGAGGGCGCAGCCGAGGAAACAGGCGTAGACAGGACTCGCCTCGCTTACATCGAACTCGGAACGACCACCCCATACCCGGAGGAGGTGCTGATACTTTCAGAAACCTACAACGCCCCGGAACTTTGCAATCACTACTGCTCAAAGATGTGTCCGCTCGGAATGCAGACCGTGAACGAGGTGGAGGTAACGGAACTCGAAAAGACGGTTTTGCAGTTGCTCTCGGTTTTTCAATCCCTGCCCGAAATCAAGACAGAACTCATCGACATCGCGGCGGACGGAATAATCGACACAGCGGAACGCCCAAAAATGGAGGATATTTTGCGGAGGCTCGACCAAGCCGCCGATAAAATACAGGCTCTTAAAATTTACTTTACGAAGCAATACGGTCATAGGACAAAGTGATTTATCAATAAAATTCAAAGGAGGTGTATGTATGGTTGCAACAGGCAATGTGGTAAAGGATTTCAATATCGGAAACACGCGGGTCAGAATATGCGACGACTACTGCAAAGGAAAGACGGCGCAGGAGGTCGAGGCGATATTACGACGGATAGCGCAAATGGCGATAGGACCGCTTACGGTTGCGGCCAACAGCGCGTATGAAACATTCAAGGAGAATTGAAAGAAAAAAACAGAATTTCCAAATCGCAGGAACGATATTCTTTGCCGTGTTAATGGTGGTTGTCCTCATAGCGGGACTCGCTACCAACTTACAGGCAAAGGCGACGGCGGACAAGCCCTCGACCTCAACGGTCGATAAGACAATTTTCATCAGTATTACCCCGGACGAAACCGGGACGACCCCCACGCTCCTACCAACAGGAGGCGCAGCGGGGACCGTTGAGCAGGACAAGCAGTATTACGACATTCCTCTTTCCAAAGAACTGCAGGACTACATATTCAGCATTACAGAGCAGTACAGCGTCCCGGCGGAGGTGGTTATCGCAATCATCGAACGCGAGAGCGACTACCGCCCACACGTAACCGGGCTTGCAGGAGAACAGGGGTTAATGCAGATACACCCTATCAATCACGACAGGCTCGAAGACACCCTCGGTATCACGGACTTTTACGACCCGGAGCAGAACATACTCGCAGGAACATATATGCTTTCTGAACTGTTCGCCAAGTACGACACGGCGACCGAGGCTCTGATGTGTTACAACTGCGGAGAAACGGGCGCGAAACGCCTTTGGGCGAAAGGTATCACCGAAACCGAATACACGGTCGGTATTTTATCATTCATCGAAACACTCGAATACAAGGAGGAGGCAAGGCAATGAACGACAGGCTCGTAAACCTTATCGTCTTTCTCATCGAGGTAGGTATCGGACTTGCTTGCGGGGCCATCGCCGCCGCGTTCATCTTGCCGCTTGCCTACACCGAGAGAGGATATTTCGCAATCGGAGCGGAATGGCTCATCATTATCGTAGTGGCCTACGCGGGTTTTTCCGCGACCAACAAATATATCTTTGATAGCGTAGAAAGGAGTTAGAAATGCCCTATTATCACGAATGTCCCTATTGTAAGGGCAGCCTCGACCCCGGAGAGAGTTGCGACTGCCAAAAGGAACGAAAGGAGGCGGAACGCGCAAGTGTCAGCACCAACAGCAACAGCGTCGGTATCGGTTACAGAAATGGGAACGGTCCTAACGCTCAAACAACTCGCCGAACTGTATTTGCAGGACTTCATATCTGATGAGGAGTACGCGGAGGCAGAAACACAGGCAAAAAGAAAACTCGCCCGAATAATCGAGCGAGAGGGCGACGCAGACGGTGAGAGGCTCAAACCTTATTACCTCGCGCAGCTTGTAGCGGAGGCGGTAGCCGCAGAGCGACTCTCGAACTACTGCAATATGTTACACACGTTGAGAACATTAGAGAAAAAAGAAATGCCCGCAGCCAAAGCCGCAGGGCAAATCTAAATCCGTATCTCTATTGTATCACAAATTTTTGAGAAATGCAATAGGAGGTTGCAAAAATGTCTGAAAAAAATACTTCTTTGGTTATTACCAATCAATACCCGGCGGACAAATACAATCTGCTTGTGTCTATGCAGACCGTCGCAGAAATCGCCGAAATTCACAAGCCCGTAATGAATGTGGTTTACATCAGCACGGACCTCAACGACAAGGAAATCTACTTGCAGGAGAAAGCCTACAAGGACAACCCCGCAAAGTACGCTATCACCAAAAAGGGCCTTACCAAACTGATGAGGGCGGCAGGAATTAAAATCGTTTCCTCCCGCCCGGTCGTCCCCTCGACTTGTCAGAAATGCGCCCAAATCAATGCGGGTATCGGAAAGCCCGTCCGCTGTGGTGCTTGCCCGAACAAAGATGTCAAGTATGAGGTGCGTATCAGCGTACCGCAGCTTACGGGCGAAAACATTGATGTCGTAGCTCACAAGGAAATCATCGTTGACGACGTTGTGCAGGGTATGACGGAAAATCAAGCGAGAGAATTCCTCAAATTCCGCGCCGAAATGTGCGAGAGCAAGGCCCTCAACAGAGCGTTGAGAACGGCAATGCAAATCAAGGGGACCTATTACCTCGAAGAATTCAAAAAGCCGTTTGTGGTTGCTTACCTCGTCCCCAATCTCGACAACCCTACCGTAAAGGAAAAGGCGGTCGAGAGTTTCTTCACATCAAAGGCAGAACTCTACGGCGGAAACAATAACGAGTCCGCGCGAAAGACCGTTTTCGTCAGCGAAGACCCGGAGGAATATGACGCAGGAGCATACGAGGCGGTACAGACTCCTATCGAGGGCGCGACCGGGAATACCGCCCCCGCCACAGTCGCCCCGGCAACCAACAACGGCCACGCACAGCAGAGCGGACCGGCAGACCCCAATATCTGTACTGACTGCGGAGCAAAGATTTCCAACGGCGTGTCTGACTACTCTATCGAGAACTACGGCACACCTCTTTGTATGACCTGTCAGAGAAAGAGAGGAGGCAATCAGTAATGGTAACGATTTTAACGCAGGACAGAAAAAGCATTCTCAACGTCGAAACCGTTGACCGCATTTATGTAGACGGAGGCACGATTTACGCGCAGGGCCTCGGCGGGACTGTTACCGAGGTCGGCCGCTACGAAAAGCCCGCGAACATCGTTAAAGTGATGAACTACATCGCATTCAGCCTCGCCTCCGCCGCAAAGGACGGCGGCAAGACTGTCATTATCCCCTCGGAGGAGGTAGTCAGCAACGATAAGGACATCGTGGCACAAATCCTCAAAGCGGTGCGCGAGAAGAAAGCGGACGCGGGCATTACGCTCGTAGAAATCGCCCCGGAGCTCAAAGACTACCTCGACGGACTGAAAGGAGGCGACGGCAAATGAAGATTTTGCATACAGGCGATTGGCACATCGGCAATTACCCCGGCCCGGAACAGAACGGCGAAAACGCCCGTTTCCTTGACCTCTGCCGTTGCCTTGACGCTCTCGTTGTAAAGGCGACGGAGGAAAGCCCGGACCTCATCGTGGTAGCGGGCGATATGTTCCACCAAGCAAAGGTGTGGAGCGACAGAGGCCTCCGCGAGAACAGGACGGCGACGCACTATATCAGACTGCTCGAAAAGGTCGCCCCGGTCGTTATCGTGAGAGGTACACCCAATCACGACTCCGAGCAGCAGTTTGAACTCCTCAAAAATACATTCGAGGGCGACGGAGAGGTGAAAATCATCACCGAGCCGCAAGTCGTCAGAATTTACACCGGGCGTTGCGGTTGGGTACAAATCGCAGGACTCCCCGGCTTTGACAGAGGCTTTTACAGAGCCAAGCACCCCGGACTCTCCAAAGAGGAGGAAAACGAGGTATTTACCGAGGAACTCGCAAACCTCATCGTCGGCTTGAAAGCAAGCTGCGAAGACGGAACACCGACCGTCCTCGTTTCCCACTTTACAATCCCCGGTTGCAATATGGAGAGCGGACAGACACAGTTTTTCTCACAGTTTGAGCCTGTCGTTTACCCCGCCACCCTTTTGGCGGCAGACTTTGACCTCAACTGTTTCGGCCATATCCACAGACCACAGCACATCGAGGAAGCCCGCTACACGTTCTATTGCGGCGCGGTATCTGCGATGAACTTCAATGACGAGGGACAGGAACGCGGATTTTATATCCACGACATCGCCCCGGACAAGACCGTACACAGCGAATTCCACGCCCTGCCTACAAGAGAATTCAAGACGATTTACCTCGAAGACGAGGACGTGGAGGCCCTCAACAACGGCAATATGGAATGGCTGTTGGAGGCGACTTGTTGTAACGACTTCCCCGGAAAAATTGTCCGCGTCCTTTACAACTGCACCGACGAGAAAAACAAGGCTTTCAACAAAGCCGCTCTTGAACAGTATCTCTACAACAACGGCGCATTTTGGGTACAGGAAATCACCCCGCAGAAAATCACCGTTTCGGTCAATAAGGACAGCCTATCCGACGAAAGCGGCCCGGAAGAAAACCTCCGTCAGTATTTCGAGGAAAAGGGCTACGCCCCGGAGCGTATCGGCGAAATCATCGAGGCAGCCCGCCCCCTCATCGCAGAGGCGACCGAGAACGCCAAAGGCGGAGCGAAAAGCGGTCTGTTTACCCCTCTGAAAATCGAGGTTAAGAACTACCGTAATTACCGCGAGGAGTCTTTTGACTATGACGGCATTCGCTTCTGCACTATCAACGGCGAAAACGGCGCGGGCAAATCAAGCCTCTTTATGGACGCTATGCTCGACGCGCTCTTTGAAGAGCCGCGCGAGGGCGACCTCACGGGTTGGATTTGCAACGACCCCGACATCAGAAGCGGCTCTATTCAGTTTACGTTCCGCGTCGGCGACAGCACCTACCGCGTAACCCGCACTCGCCAAAAGAGCGGCAAGGCGACCCTCAATATCTCCGAACTCGTTGAGGGTGAATGGCAGGACCGTTCCGCAGAGAGATACAAGGACACGCAGAACATCATCACCGACACTATCGGTATGGATAGCCTCACTTTTAAGGCTTGCGCCCTTATTATGCAGGACCAGTACGGACTATTCTTGCAGGCCGACAAGGAGGCGCGAATGGCAATCCTCGGCAATATTCTCGGACTCGGTATCTACGAGAAAATGGAGGACCTCGCCGCAGCTTCTTTGACCGACCGCAACCGCAGTATCAGAGCCTTACAGGACAAGGTAACGGACATCACCGCAAAACTGCCCGACCCGGAGGCACTCGCCGCCGACATCGAAGCAGAAAAGGCGGAAATCGCCCGATTGCAGGAAGACTCCGAAAGGAAGACGGCGGAAATCGACAGCACAAAGGTACGCCTCAATACCAAAATCGAGGCCGCACAGAGAGCCGTCCGAATTCAGACCAACATCGCCGCCCTCACAAATAAGTTGAGCGGCGCGACCGCAAACAAAACTACGCAGACCCTTATCATCAATGGCGCGACTGCGACGTTGGCGCAGGAGGCGGAAATCACGGCGGGCGTGGCTGAATACGAAACCCTGCTCGAAAAAGAAAAGACCCTCATTTCTGCAAAGGACCGTCGGGACGACCTTACTCGTCAGCGCGACAAACTTACCACAGAGGTAATGACAATCGACGCAGACATCAAGAAGAACGCCACCGACACAGAGTCGGCAAGAAAAGCCCTCGCCGACACAGAGGCGACCCTCGCCGATGAAGCGACCCTCGCAGAGAAACACAGCGAATATATCGCAAAGGCCGCAGAGGTTGAGGAAATGCAGAAAAAGGCGGACGCTCATATCACCCTCGACCGGGCAAGAGCCGACGCGGAAGCAAACCTCGAAAGAGTCCGCTTTGAAATCAACGCCGGGACACAGCGCAGAGAGAGCGAAATCTCCGCCTATGAGCAGGAAGCCGCCCTCCTCGAAAACAGCGGTTGCCCGGTTGCGGAAAACGCCTCTTGCAAATTCCTCGCAAAAGCAATCACCGCCCGCGATAAACTCCCTGCTTTGAGAGCAGAACAGACCGAATATCTCGCACAGGCGCAGGAAAGACTCACAGAGGCACAGAGAGCGGTCGATTTGGCGCGAGAAGCGGTTGAGGCTAACAACTACACCCCCGAAAGAATGACGGCTCTCCGTGGCGATATGACGGCTTTGAGGGCATACGAGGAAAAGTACGTTGCCCTCGACAGCACAAAGGCAAAGGCCGCAGAACTCCGAGAGCGTATTTCCACCCTCGAAGCAAAGGCCGGCGAACTGCTTGACAAGATGAAAAAGGTCGAAGCGGAGCGCGACGAGGTATGCGACCTCTTGAAGACGGCAGAAACAGCCGCAGAGGGTTACGACCTCCTTGCCGCCCAAATCAGAGCCGCCCGCGTTTGGGTAGAAAAGGAAAAGGAACTCCCCGCCGCCCGCGAAAGACTCGCCGCAGCGCAGACCCGCCTCGGCGAACTCGAAACCGAAATCGCGCAGATTGAGGCGGAAATCGCCGAGAAGAAAGAGGAACACGCCCACGAAAAGGCGACCTCCGAGGGCGCGGCGGACCTCGAAAGCGTCGTGAGAACGGCGGAGGCGGACATCACCGCCCTGCAGGGAGAAATCAGACAGCATTCTATGAGGCTCGGCGCATTGCAGAAGCAGGAAGAAACGGCAGCCGCCGACAGAGCGACAGCCGAGGAACTGATGAAGCAGACGGAAAGCCTCGGAAAACTCGCCGCCATTGACGAGGACCTCAAAAAAGCATTCTCGCAGGACGGTATTCCTCACAATGTTATCCGCTCCATTATCCCGATTTTCGAGGCAACGGCCACGGGAATTCTCGGACAAATGAGCGGAGGCAAGATGAGCGTGGAGTTTGTTACCGAAAAGGTGCTGAAATCCAACAACAAAAAAGAGGTTACGACCCTTGACATCATCATCAACGACTGCAACACCGGGCGACTGCCTTATATGAGCAGGAGCGGCGGCGAAAGAGTAAAAGCCGCGCTCTCTGTCATTCTCGCTCTTTCCGAAATCAAGAGTACGAAAGACGGCGTACAACTCGGTTTCCTGTTCATTGATGAGCCTCCTTTCCTTGACGCGCAGGGCGTTACCGCATACTGCGACGCATTGGAGGCAATTCAGAGCCGCTACTCCTCTTTGAAGATTATGGCTATCACACACGACCCGACGATGAAATCAAGATTTCCACAGAGTGTCGATGTCGTGAAGACGGCCGAGGGCAGCAAAGTCATTTATGAATAACAAACGGTCCGCCGGGGAGCGTCCCTCCCCGGCTACCGGGAAACGGAGGTGAGAATATGGGACGACCAAAGAAACAGACAGTCGATTATTTCCCCCATTTTGTTACGGGGTCGAGGCGCACTATTTCAATCCTTGAAAGCCGTTGGGGAAATGACGGGTACGCTTTTTGGTTTAAGCTGCTCGAACTGCTCTGTATCACAGACGGTCATTCTTTCAACCTCTCAACGGTAGCAAATCAAGAGTATCTGTATTCTTACACAAAGACGGCGCAGGAAACGGCAGAGCGGATAATCGGTATGCTCGTAGACCTCGAAAACATCGACCGAGAGTTATGGGAGGAACACAAAATCATTTGGTGTCAATCCCTCGTAGATAACCTCAAAGACGTTTACGACAAGCGAACAACCCCTATCCCGAAAAAGCCTTTTTCCGTGGAGAATATTCCCGAAAATCCCCCGGAAACGGGAGAAAACGGGCCTCCCGACCCGAATAGTAAAGAAAAAGGCAAAAAGCCCGCCAAAACTCCGTCAAAAAAGCCGAAAAAGCCCAAAGCGGAGAAAAAGGACGAGCCGCCCAAAATCAAGTATGCCGACTATGTAAATATGACCGAGGAGGAATACGAGAAACTCGTCGCCAAGTACGGCAAGGATATGACGGCGCGGCTGATAGAGGTCCTCGATAACTACAAGGGCAGCAGCGGCAAAAAGTATCAGAGCGACTACCGGGCTATCTTGAATTGGGTCGTTGACAGAGTTAAGGAAGAACAGGCCAAGAGAGGAGGAACGGGCTATGGGCGAAATGAAATCCCTGCGGGAAATAATGGGTCAGCAAACCCCGGAGGCTTCAAGCCGTCGGGAGGCTTCAAAAAGTGATATTCCCACCCACGGGCTGACAGCGGCCGAAGCGGAGGAGCGCGGAATACCATTCAAAACACCGCCCCCACCCCCGGACATCTGCCAATTTTGCGGGAAAGAAAATCACCGCAGAGGCATAGTCCTTTTCGACGTTATCAGTTTTTGGCAACCACACCCGGCGCGTTGCGACTGCCCGGAGGCGGTCGCCTATTGGGAGAAATACGACGCAGACAAAAAGGCCGAGGAGGAGGCAAAGAAACTCGCCGAGGAGCGCAGGAAGAAACAGGAGCGCATAGAGCGACTGCTCGGCAAGAGCGGTATCAAAAAGCGATTTCAGCTCAGGACCTTTGAGAACTTCATCACAGACACAAAGGAACGCTCCAAGTGCTTCAATATCGCCAAGAGATACGCCGACACCTTTGACAAGCGGTATGAGAACGGCGACGGACTCTACATAGAGGGTACAAACGGGACCGGCAAGACACACCTCGCCGCCGCGATTGCCCTGCAGCTTATCAATGAGGGCGTACCCGTTGTGTGCAAAACCTCGTCCGACCTACTGCTCGACATCAAGAAAGCCTACGACGACGAGTATACCAAAGAGAGCGCAGTCCTCGACGTTTACAAAAGCGTGGATTTGCTCATCATCGACGACCTCGGAAAAGAACAATGCTCCGATTGGAGCGTATCTACCCTCTACTCGATTTTGAACGACCGTTACGAGGATATGAAACCGACCATTATTACAACGAACTACGGCGCAGAGGACCTTATAAGAGCTTTAACGCCAAAGGGCTACGACAACACCAAAATCGTGGCGATTATAAGCCGATTGAGGGAAACCTCGACGGTAATCACAATGGCGTGGGACGACTACCGTACTACGCGAGAATAGGAGGAAATATGGCAGAAATCAAAGAACTCAACGCGGGCCATATACACCAAGCGAATTACAACTCTTTCGGCGGGACGCGAGGCGACAGCAGCAACGCCTCCTATAAATCCTATGCCGAAAATATCAACAGTTGGCCCATTTCGGAGGAGAAAAAACAGAAACTCCTCGACAAACTTTACGAAAAGTATTCACGGCTCATCGCTCTCGAAGCACAGCACGTCAGCGTGGCGGTAGCGGGACCGGCAAGGTACAACCCCCGCAAACTCGACAAGGGCGACCAAATCCTATCCCTTTCCGCTGAAATCAGCGATTGGTACGCCGGGTTGGAGCGCGAACTCCGCAGGAGCGCGACCGAGGAAAAGGCCGACGAGGTAGAACACCTTGTAGAGAGTATCAAATTCCTCGACAGCAGATACCCGCAGACAAATCCGACCGTGAGGCTTTGCGAACTTGCAACGGTCGATAAGGACCGTTTTATCGCTCTTTACGAGGAACTGCAACCGAAATACAAGTGGCGCAAAAACACCGTCGTCGCCAAACTCTACGCCGCAGCTTGCGACGGGACGCTGAAAATCGCACAGAAAGAGGAAATTTACAGCAACGCCGATTTCACCGCCTACAAGTACGGCGACCGGGTATTCATCAAGTTTATGTTGAAGCCGCAGCGTCAGTTAATCGTCGCACTCAAAAGCCGGGGCTTTTGGTGGAACGCAAACGAGGGCGCGTGGAGTACATACGCAGAGAAAGCGGACCACGATTGGATAAAGACCATTTCGGAACGCTACGGCAAGTACATTTGAGGAGGCGCAGAAATGAGGGTTTTAATCGCTTGCGAAGAAAGTCAACGAGTTTGTATCGCGTTCAGAGACCTCGGACACGAGGCGTTCTCTTGCGATTTGTTGCCCTGCTCCGGCGGCCACCCGGAATGGCACATACAAGCAGACGTTATACCTCTCGTCAACGGTAACTGCGAATTCACCACATCGAGCGGGGGGGGGGTACTGTTTGACAGGAAAATGGGATTTAATCATCGCACACCCGCCCTGCACACGATTATGCACCACCGGGCAAAGATGGCTCTACTTTGGCGATAAAGAATATCGCTCAAAGAAAATATCAGAACAACAAAAAGCCATCGTTTTCTTTATGCTATTGGCTCTCGCGGATTGCGAAAGAATTGCCATAGAAAACCCGCAAGGAATAATGTCTTCAGCGTACAGAAAACCGGATTGCATATATAACCCCTATGACTTTGAGGGAGAAACCGAGAGTAAGAAAACCTGCCTTTGGCTCAAAGGGCTTCCGCCGCTTCGCTCCACAAGAGTCGCGCCGCTCCCAAGAGAGGAAAGAACGCAAGGAATATTTCGCAGTCATTTTGGCGACAGAATTATCGGTTGGAACGACCCGGAATGCGCGATAATGCGAAGCAAAACGCCAATTGGAGTCGCCAAAGCAATGGCAGAACAATGGGGAGGTAATTTATGAGAAAAAAACAAAGCCGCAAGGCAAGTCTAAATCCGAAATTCAGAGAAATATGCGAAAGCCTCGAATGGGCGGTTACGGAATGCGACGACGGGACCGTCGAACTCGAAAAGTATTCGCCCGCCGGAGAGGATTTCATAATCACGGTCAACGCGGAGGATTTTGCGAGAGAGGTCGAGAGATACGCCGACGATTTCGACGTTGACGACCATATCGCAATGTGGATTGAGGCAAAGAAAAACGGGACGGCAGGAGTCCCCTCGACCCGCGAACTCGTCCACGACGCGGAGGACATACAGGAAATGTTGAACGAATTGGCGGAGGCTCTCACGGCCGACAGCAAAAGCACTATCGCAGAGATTATCGCCGCCACCCGAAAGGAGGAGCAGGAATGATTAAGAATTTATCACAGCTAAAGAAAGCACTCGCGCCTGGCGCAGAGTTTGAAATCACCGCCCATTGTCGCCCGGAGTGCGTCGGACAGCGACGCAGGGTTAACAGCGCGAACACGCAAGGCTTTTACAGCGTTATCCCCGATGAGCCTCAAAGCAAGGTATCTACCGCAAACTGCGGAAAAGGCTCTTGGCTCGGTTGGAGTAAGGCCCCGTTTTGGAGTTTCGACGGCGACACCGCCTCTATCTACGACAGCGACGAGGTCCACACCGAGGCGCACCTCATTATGACAATCAAGGTCGGAGGTGCGGTATGAATTACAGATATTTGAAAGGCTCGGAACACTCCCGCGAGTCCGTGGAATTCGACACGGCCGAAACGACTTGCGTGGTGAATGTTGACCTCCTGTTGTGCGGGGTAAAGAAATTCCCCTGCGGCGACGGCAGCGACGAGCGATTGACGACCGAAAGACGCTACGAGATTTTGAAATTCGTCGAGCAGGAGCGCGAAAAGTTTATCCACAAAGACGGCGCGAAATCTATGGAGGATTGGGAGAACAGCGGACTCGGCTCATTTGATGAGTTTTTCTTCCCCGGTGATACCGTCGCGGAGGACGTTTACGACAATTTCCTCAATATTCTTCCCCCTGCAACGATGAGGCAAAACCTACTGCAAGTCGGAGAGCCGGCCGCGCACGAAAAAGACCCGGCCACAGGTAATTACAGGGCGACCTATTCAACATTCGTGAGAACGGACGGTCTGTGGTGGTACGCCGGAGAGTGTTTCCGTGGTGAAACCGTCAACAGACGCACCCGCCCCGGAAGACTCGCGGAGCGTATCGCAGAGGTCGAAAAGGACTTCGAAAGAGAAAACAGAAAAGGAGAACAGCAATGAAAATCAGTAATACCGTCCTCGATATTCTCGGTAATTGCGAGGTACAGGACAATGTTTTATATCTTCCCAACGTACAACTCGACAGAGCCGACTACACGGCCGTAAACAAGGTGTTGGAAGCCCTCGGCGGCAAATGGAACAGAAAGGCAAAAGGCCACGTGTTCGACCATTGCCCGGCAGACGACATCGAAGCGGTGATTTTGACAGGAGAATTCACCGACAAAAAGAAAGAATATCAGTTTTTCCCCACTCCCGCCGTCCTTGCAGAGCGACTTTGCGACCTCGCCGAAATCAGCGGCAGCACGACGGTATTGGAGCCGTCCTGCGGACAAGGCAACATCGCGGACGCGGTATGGAACAGAGGCCCGGCGAAGCTGCTCGGTATCGAATTGAACGTCGATATGGAAAAGTATCTCGCGCAGAAACCCTACGAAACCCGCGTCGGCTTGGACTTCCTGCAGTATTCGGAGGAGGCTTGGGACAGAATTGTAATGAACCCTCCCTTTGCGCGACAGCAGGACATCGACCACGTATTGAAAGCCTATGAGGTCCTCGCGCCGGGAGGTGTTCTCGTTTCTGTGATGAGCGTATCACCGTTTTTCAGAAGCAATAAAAAGTCCGTCGAATTCAGAGCGTTTTTGGACGACATCGGCGCAGAGGTAGACGAACTCCCGGAGGGCGCATTCAAAGAAAGCGGCACAATGGTAAGAACGTGCATCGTTAAAATCAGAAAGTCTTAAAGGAGGACACAGAGTGGAAAACGCGAACACTCAAAACCGCGTCGCAGAGTCGAAAATCATTCTCGACCTTTGCGGAGGCACAGGCTCTTGGAGCCGGCCTTATGCGACGCGGGGGGGGGGGGGTATTCGGTAATAGTCGTTACACTACCGAGATACGATTTGTTCGAGGTTGAGTTGGTTGACGGAAAAATCATCTTGCACGACCGACTGACAACGATAATTACGGAAATCCCCGCCGATAAAGTATACGGCATTCTCGCCGCCCCGCCCTGCACAGAGTTTTCTATACTGAACTGTATAGACGCACCGCGAGAGCGCGACGAGGCAGCCGGAATGGAAGTCGTAAACGCTTGCAAGCGCATTATCGACCACTGCGCCCCTAAATTTTGGGCGATAGAAAATCCGAGGGGGTTTTTAAGAAAATATCTCGGAAACCCGCAACTGACATTTCAGCCGTGGCAGTACGGCGACCCGTGGACGAAAGCGACGGATATTTGGGGGAACTTCACCCCGCCCGCCCCTCTGTTCGAGAATTGGGACGACGTTCCAAAACTCCCGCTATACACGCGGCCGGGCAGAGGCAAGCCGAATTTCGCATTTCTACATAAAAGCGCGTGGGAGCAAATCCCGCAGCTTCATTTTCACAGACCCGAAACCGACGCAGAATTTCGAGCAATGACCCCTCCGGGCTTTGCCGAGGCATTCTGCAACGCTAACGAATAAGGAGGACTCAAAATGAGATTATTTAGCACAGAGCAAGTAACAAAGTATCACCCGGACAAATACGCCGACCAAATCAGCGACGCGGTGCTGACCGCGTGCTTGCAGGAAGACCCGGAAAGCCGTGTCGCCTGTGAGTGTTTGGTAAAAGGCGGGACCGTTGTACTCGCCGGAGAGATTACCACGACCGCAAAAATCAATTATGCGGACATTGTAACCCGCGTTGCAAGAAAACTCCGCTACACCGCGAACAACATCATTACATACATTGAGCAGCAGTCGCCCGAAATCGCCGGAGGCGTGAAAAGCGGCGACAACCTTTGCGCCGGGGACCAAGGCATTATGTTCGGTTACGCGACCAACGAAACCGAAAGCGGTCTACCCTACGGCCTCGACCTTGCGAATATGCTTTGCGAACTGCTCGAATACGACGCAGAACACCCGGAGTCAGCACTCAAAGGCGACGCAAAGGTACAGGTAACGGTAGACCTCGAAAAACCGAGGGACGACCGCAGCCTCGTAGAAATCCTCATCAGCGTATGCCATAAAGAGCAGTACACCCTCGAAGAAATCCGCGAGTATGTGAAATTGCTCATTGATTGCAGCAGTATTGACATCGGAGAAGCAAGGCTCAACATCAACCCCGCCGGCCGTTGGACTATCGGCGGACCTGCCGCAGACTGCGGACTCACCGGCAGAAAAATCGTATGCGACCAATACGGCGGCTATGCGCCCGTCGGAGGCGGAGCATTTAGCGGAAAAGACCCCTCAAAGGTTGACCGCTCCGCAGCTTATATGGCAAACTATATCGCCCGCGACCTTGTAAAAAATCACGGACTCGAATGGTGCGAGGTGCAAATCGGATTTGCTATCGGAGAAAAACAGCCGATGAGCGTTTCCGTAAAATCTTCCCACCCTGTAGAAGACGCACATTTCGCAGACCTCGTTGTCAAGAAGTACGACCTCTCCCCGGCGGGAATTATTAAATTCCTCGACCTCCTCAATGTTGACTACGAGAAACTTGCGGAGGGTTGCCACTACCGAATGGACCTCCCAAAGAGAACGGAGGCAAAGGAATGAGCGCGATATTTCTTGCCAAAGGAAATGCCTATTTAGGGCAGAACAAGACCGACAAAGACGGCAATATCACAGAGAGCAAACCGGCCCACTTTGAAACGTCAGACGACGGACCGTGCGTAGCCCTCGGTAAAATCGACCTTGACACTATGGAGGTCAAAGGTATCGAGTGCGTATACGGCGACTTTCAAGCGTCGGGATATTTGCAGGGCGTTCTCGACCTCCTGCAACCCAAAAGGAAAACCGACATTCCCGATTTTAAGGGAATGTTGCGAGAGGCCGGCGAGGACGGGTTTGACATCTGCGACTATTGCAAAATGGACGGCTATCAATGCCGGGATTGCATTGTTACCCGGTGGAAAGAGGAGGAATGAAAATGGTGGACCTCAAAACCGCTATCGAGGAAATCAACACAGGCAAAATCGAATTCGATTATAGGGACGACAGTTGTTGCACAACGCCCGGAGAGGTCGTTATTCTTTTGAAACGCCTCGAATATATGGAGAGCGAACTTGCGGAGGCCGAAAAAGCCTTTGAAATCGCCGTCAGATGTGGGCGCGAACTGAACGGAACTCCCGAACTGAAAGAAGCCTACGACGAGGCGCAGAGAGATAACCGCGCCCTCAACGCTTTCCGTGAATTCTGCTTACAGAAAGCGCGAGAGGAATTACAGGAAAAAAGGACTGTCAAGCCGGAGAAGCCCTGCGAGGGTTGCAAATTCGACGTCGCCCGTAAACTGTTGAGCAAGGTTGTGGACGACCGTTTCACCGAGGAAATGCGGGAGTTTCTGCTCCTTGTTTTGGAAAACCCGGAACTCCCGGTAGTGCCTATGGTATATACCGACTGCGTAGGCGGCGACGAATACTCCTATTGGCTATCAAAAGTCGGCAGGAGCGAAATCCGGGAGTTTGCTATTGACGAATGGTATCACGACGGAAAGGTCGTCTACCGGGACGACGCAAACGCCGAGGAGGACCTCGTCGAGGCAATCGCAGAAACGAAATACAACGGCTCACTAATGGATTACGAAAAGGCGGAGGCGGAAGCTGCAGGGCTTTGGACGAAAGCGATTATCGTCTATATCACCACGCCGTAGGAGGAGGTGCAAAGTGGAGTTTCAAATACTGCAGGGCGACAGCCTTGAAATGCTGAAAACACTACCCGACAACTCGGTAGACTGCTGTGTTACATCGCCGCCGTATTTCGGTTTGAGGAACTACGGCTACGACGGACAAATCGGGCTTGAAGAAACCCCGGAGCAATATATTCAGAAAATCGTCGAGATATTCAGAGAGGTCCGTCGCGTTATGAAAGCCGACGGAACGCTTTGGCTCAACATCGGCGATAGTTACGCCGGGAGCGCGAAAAGCTCAAATGGAGTCGGCGCACACAGCACCGACCGCTCTATATCGAGCGACTATATGCAGAAAGCGACAGGGCCTCTCAAAAGAGCGAAAACGCCGGGAATAAAGAGAAAGGAACTCATCGGAATTCCGTGGCTTCTCGCCTTTGCCCTGCGCCAAGACGGTTGGTATTTGCGGCAGGACATTATTTGGTACAAACCCAACGCAATGCCCGAAAGCGCCAAAGACCGTTGCACCAAGAGCCACGAATACATATTCCTTATGAGCAAATCGGAAAGGTATCATTTTGACTACGAGGCTATCAAAGAGCCTTGCGTCGGTTTTGATAAGTCTTCTCCGCGTGGTAGTAAAGGAACGCTCACACAGAACGCCGGCCGCAGAAAAGGAAATTCGCGCTCTTTCAGAGGCGGAGGCGCGTACACAAACAAGCAATCATTTAACAACAGCGCAGATATTCAGCGAGAAACCCACGGCAACACCCCGAATGAAAGCGGCAAAAGAAACCGCCGCAGCGTATGGAGCGTCGCTACGCAGGGTTATAAAGGGGCGCATTTCGCCACATTTCCCGAAAAACTCGCCGAGCCTTGCGTGTTGGCGGGCGCAAGACCCGGAGGGACTGTACTCGACCCATTTTCGGGGAGCGGGACGACAGGAACGGTCGCCATAAGAAACGGGCGCAATTATATTGGCATTGAAATCAACCCCGAATATGTGGAATTATCAGAAATCAGACTTGAAAAGGAGGCAAAAATATGAAGCCTATCTACATACCGAGCGGAAAGGCCAAAGAATACGGCGACTACGCTCTCAACATTTACACAGGCTGCCCTCACAGATGTTTTTACTGTTTTGCGCCCAATGTATTACACCGGGACCGTCAGCAGTTTCACGAGGTCGTAGAGCCTCGCAAGGACATCGCGGAGGAAACCCGGAGGCAGATTGAGCGCGAGGGTATCACCGGGAAACTTATTCACCTCTGTTTCACTTGCGACCCGTACCCTCACGGCTACGACACAACCGTAACGCGAGAGATAATCTCTTTGCTGAAAAGCACCGGGAACAACGTGCAAATCCTCACCAAAGGCGACGGCAGCCGCGATTTCGATTTGCTCGGCCCGGAGGATTGGTACGGCATAACCCTCGACGGTATTGGCAACGGCAGAAACCCACAATGGAAAGCGAGGGTTGACGCTCTCGCAGAGGCGCACAGCCTCGGCATAAAGACTTGGGTATCATTCGAGCCTGTAACCGATGATAGAGAGTTTTTCGTCAATCTTCACTTGGTAGCACCGATTGTCGATAAGGTCAAAATCGGCAAACTGAACTACCACAAATCCGACATTGATTGGGCGGACTTCGGCAGGAGAGCCGAAACGCTTTGTCAGCAGCTTGGACTCGACTACTACATCAAGGAGTCGTTGCGGGCGGAAATGGAGGCGGCGAAATGAAGACAAACGAAGAACTCAAAAACACACCGAATTTACTTATCGCCCGGACCGCTCCCGACGGAGGGTGCGGAGAGATATTCCAACTCGGCAAGCGTTGGGCCTCGGTTATATGGAGCAACGGCGCAGGGTGGGAACACGTCAGCGTAGCACCCTATAACAGACGCATAGTGCCGTCGTGGGACGATATGTGCCGACTGAAAGATATGTTTTTCAGAGAAGACGAAACCGTCGTACAGTACCACCCGGCAAAGAGCGAATATGTGAACAATGTCCCGAATTGCCTACATCTTTGGCGACCGACGGAGGCAGAAATGCCGACACCGCCCGCCATTATGGTAGGCATAAAGAAAGGACAGTCCTCGGCAGAGGTCAAGAAAGCCATTGAGGAGGTGGGCGTATGAGCAAACAGGAAATGACGCTCGAAAGAGCCGCCGAAATCCTTGACCCGACGCACCGCGAACGCTACGAGAGTATTGAGCCTGTAAACGAGGCTTGCGAAATCGGAAGAAAGGCTATCCAAAAGCAGATACCGCAGCCACCCGAATTTTGGGGTGACGGCTACGACGAGGACGGCAACCTCATCTACGATAACGCCAAATGCCCGAACTGCGGTAATGACGACTTTGAGTACGGTATCAATAATTGGGGCTGCGCTTACTGCCCGGACTGCGGACAGGCTTTGGATTGGGGTGAGAACAAATGAGCAGAGCGAAGCCGGAACTCCTCAAAAAACTCGCCAAATACTCCAAGGAGGACATAATCGAGGCCCTCGGAAAGCAATACCAAGCCGATTTTATCATCAGCGGCATTATAAACGACCTCGAACACAGAGCCTCACAAAAGGTCCTCGACGACCACGGAAAGGCCCTCGACACGCTTATTGCGGCGCGGGAGGCGTTCTCGAAATGGCGCAACGAAATGTGTGCGAAGTACGGCGACGGAAAGAGCGTAAAACTCGCAGATATTCCGCCGGAGGAGATTTCAAAGGGCGCGGCCCTCGAAAAAGCCTTGAAAGAGGCGACCGAAACCGAGCAAAGGCTCGATAAAAAAGTAAATAGAATGCTGAAAATTTAGGAGGAGCAGACTATGGCAAAAATCAAACTCACAGCCGATAACAACATCACTATGGAGGCGGAGGGCAGCGACCGCTTTGTTTCGCAGGAGCGCAAAGCCTTTTATGAAATGCTCAACAACAAAACCGCCGTCAAGAATTTAACCGCCCTGCAGGAGGCTTGCAAAGCAGAAAAGCCCCTCGCCGCTCCCACGGTCCACCCGGACGGCGTAAAGGAGGAAACGGTCGTTATCTACGACGACGCGGGTATTCCCTCCATTATGAGAAAATTCTCCCGCGTCAGCAACGCCGAACTGTTCGAGGGCGGCAGCGATACACCTCACCCCGCTTTTATCATCGACGGAGAGGTATACGACGAAATCTACATATCGGTTTATTCGAACTGCGAAATCAACGGAAAGCCCTACTCCCTGCCTATGATGAAGCCGTGGACGAGCATTACTATCGACGACGCGGCAAAGGCCTGTCAGAGCAAAGGAAGCGGGTGGCACTTGATTACAGCCGCAGAATGGGGCCTCGTCGCCAACATCAGCAAGAGGGACGGCACACTCCCTCACGGCAACACCAACGGCGGCAGCTACCACGCAGACGCAAGTGAAAAGGGTCAGACCTACGGCGACGGCCGCACCCTCACGGGAAGCGGGCCGGCAACGTGGACGCACAATCACAAGCCCGACGGTATTCACGACCTCTGCGGAAATGTTTGGGAGTTTGTAAACGGTCTCCGCGTTAAGGACGGCGTGTTGCAGATTATCAGAAACAACGACGCGGCTCTCAACGAGGGCGCAATCGCTTTTGACACCTCGGCAGACAGCGCGAATTGGGAAAACCTCATCGACCCGGCCACAGGCAAGGCGATTTTCGTTTCCGTCGGCGATGATTTGAAATTCACGACCAGTGAGCCGGAAAAAGGTTGGAACGGCGCACGTTGGGGCGAATGGTATTCTGACATCGGATATACCGAGAAGATGAAAGAACTCGGCCTCTACCCCGGAGAGGAAAACGCTTATATGTACGCCGACAGCAGCGAGGGAGAATATATCCCGTATCGCGGTGGCCGCTGGGCCGGCGGGTCGCATGCGGGCTTGTTCTGCACGATTTTGAGCTATGCGCGGTCGAATACGCACACGTTCCTCGGTTTCCGCTCCGCTTATTACAAGCGCAAAACTGATAACTGATTACTGACAAACTGACGGAGGGGCGACAGCCCCTCCACAGGGAAAGGAAAAGGAATGGATAAAAAGTCAATTTTCACCGCTCCCTACACTTGCGTAAGCTGCGGAAGCCCAAAGCCTCGGACGGAGGACGAACTCTGCCCCAAATGCCGCGCCGGGACACTCCTGCGCCCGTCGTTTGAAATGAACTACGACCCGCTGAACGGTGTATATAACATCGCCCAAAACATCGCAATTCAAGCAGCAGAACAGCAGGAAGAACTCATTTTGAAGACGGTACAGGAAATCGGCGGAAAGACATACGAGCATATCAGCGTATCGAAAGAAAAGGTCGTCGAGGCATTCCAAGACTACCTCCGCCGGGAGGAGCAGTTACCGCGCATTAAGAAGCCGGACGTACTGCGGGACGCTATCGCAACCTACGGTATGACGGCACAGGTCGATATGGCTATCGAGGAAATGAGCGAACTTACAAAGGCACTCTGCAAGGAACGCCGGACGCAGCTTGTCCCCGGCAAACACGCGGAGGCACACGCCAACGTCATAGAAGAAATCGCCGACGTAGCAATTATGCTGAAACAACTGCTCATTATGTTCGATAAGGACGGCGAAATCCAAAAAGAGGTTGATTATAAAATCGACCGCCTCGAACAGAGGTTACAGAAAGCACACAAAGAAACAGGAGGACAGAGCGTATGAATAGCGTTAAATTATCGGGCCGCCTCACAGCAGACCCGGAACTCAAAATGACCCCGCAGAACGTGGCGGTAACGACCTTTATTTTGGCGGTAGACCGCAGGACAAAGGAAGACAAGGCAGATTTCCCCACAATCGTCGCGTGGCGGCAGACGGCGGAATTTGCCTCGCGATACCTCTCCAAAGGCCGCAGAATTATCGTAGAGGGCGAACTCCGCACCCGCACCTACGAGGATAAGCAGACCGGGAAGAAACACAAGGTAACAGAGGTCGAGGCGACCAACATCGAATTTGCCGACAGCAAGCCCGCAGACGCGCCCGGAGGCAACAACACTCCCGCAGCCTACGGCGGACCGTCAGACGGATTTGAGGAAATGAGCGGCGACGAGCAGTTACCCTTTTGATGAAAAAGGTAACACTCACGCCGGAGGATAAAAAGAAATTCGCGGCGGAGGCAAAGAAACTCTCCGCCCCGGACTTCATACAGGCGACAATGGAACTTGACGCAATAA